ATCAAGCACTGGGTCTTCCCGAATGCAGTAATCATCCGGTTGGTTCGCCGGTTTCTAGCCTGTTCCATCCGCGTCGCCCAACAACAATTCGACGGCTCATAATTCCCAAGATTGTTCTTGCGCTCGATTGTATGCTGCGGGGATGGGCGCTCGCCCATATCGGCCAGGAAATTCTCGAATGAGAGCCATCGCTTACAGACGCGGATGCCGCGCGCTCCATAGCGGAAGTAATCCGGAGATTGCGGATGATGACAGCGGTCCAGAAGCTTACGCCAGACACTATAGATGGGAGTCCTTGTCCGCCCGTGGGTCGTATGGATCTGCTGCGTTATTTCCCGCAATAAACACCCACACGATTGGGTTCTACCACTCTTCAAGTGATCCAGCCGGACGGGCTTCGTCTGTCCACAATCACACTGGCAGATCCAATATTGGCGGTGCCTCGAATCCACGGGTGGGTCCGCGGGCTCGATCACCGTCCATCGTCCGAAATGTTGACCAATAGGGTTGGTTCGACTCATGGGATTAGCGGCATCTCGACATCGGGATAGATCAGCGACATCACGTTACTGAAGTTGATCGAATCGTCGGTGAGCAAGTCTTTCCCTTGCGGCCCTTCCAATTCCGGCCGTGGTTGGCAGTCGATCACGTCGCAACTGTACTTCCATGGCTTTCCTCCCCCAGCGCCGTTTCGTTCGTCCCAATATATGTTCTTCTTGAGTTCGATCTGGACTGCAACATGGTATCCAATGTTCGGGAAGCCTGCGTGCTTGAATTTACCGGAGGGTTTGGCACTATCCCCATCGCCGACCCAGATCTCCTGAGATTTATGCGTGAGCACGAGGTTCTTACCGCTCATGGCGTTCAAGAAATCGATGACATCCTGGTTAGGCCCGCCTCGATCACGCGGCATGATCCGGTTGGAGCGCCCAAAGTGGGCAAACAGGACGTTTTCCCAGAACTGCGAGAATGAGTCGATCCCGATGGTCTTGATCTCTCTCGATTCCAGAAGGCGGTAGGCGGCACGCATGATGTCGGAGATGTGTTTACGGTAATAAGCTTTGGCCTGTTCGGGATTCATCACGGCAATAGCCAGAGGATTGTCCTGTCGGATGAAGTCTTTTTCCGGCATGATCACATCGGTACGGCCCCATTCCTGCATCGTCTTGGCCACAGTGTATCGAGTCTTCCGATCGAGTGGGATGACGCCAATGGGACCGGGAGCGGTGGCTAGAAAGCGGGTCTTGCCACTACCCTGAACTCCGTGTAAAGCCACCACCATCTCAGGGGATTTCTCGATGTGGCTGGTGAACCCTTCAATCGGCTTGAGGATCACGCTTCCCTCTTCTCTTCACTCTTGAGCTTCAGCCACTTCTCGAACGCCCCTTTATATCCCCAGCACCCAGCCGGAGTTTCGTTATACAAATAGGCCACAATTGTAGGTATGATTCTGATGTTGACCATATCCGCCCGTCCCACCGCTTCTTTCAGATCGTTCTCGATACAGGCTTCCAGGAACCCGCCTGTAGGTACGCCGTCATTCACGTAACGTTTGATGGACTCCTCAATATCGCGTGGCAGGGCCATCCCGTAGAAAGTGTAGCTCATCGGATAACCTCCTTGAAGTGTTCACAGGCATCCATAATCCCGCGAAGATACGACTCTAACAGCAACTCGACGATCACCCGGCTGTCGGCCCGCAGCGTGCCCTCTGCCATTAACGGAGCGACACGAGCGAGTATCCACTCCCGCATGGCTTCCAGATTCGCTTCTGTTAAATACCGGCTGAACTCATCTCTTGGGCTACCGGAACGAACATCGCCGTCCATAACCGCTCCCTTTCTTCTTCTTTCAATTCCAGAGTGTACAGTCTATAAATGGGTGTATACGGGTGCCGGTAATCCCCGTTCACGTACAGAGTGTGCAACCTCGCCAACGTTGATCCGGTGATGGCCAGATAGCCACTGATCTGCCACATCCAAAGCGTCTCCCGGAGGATCGGCCGCTTCTCCGGATTCGAGCTTTTGAACGTGAACTTGAACTCGTCAATCACCGGCATCCCGCAGTATTCGGAGATCCCATCCGGACTCCCTGTGATCCCATCCCGCGTGAATTCTCCTGGTTGCCATACCATCTCCGGATACAAACCCGCGGCCCATCTCTCCCAAGCGACTCCTAACGCCATCCGTAAGGGGTAGGACCGTTCCCCGTGGATATCACCAATTTCCTCTTGAAGCTCGGCTTCTTTTTGGAGTCTAGCCGGGTCGCCTGCCGGTAGGGACCCGAACCACAACTTTGCAATAATCTGGGTGAGATGGACTCCGCCGGACCGTTCTCCGATGTAAGCTGCAACCGGCGCTTTCCACACACTCATATCGATGGCCTGAAGATCCACGTCGCACTGTTCGATGAGATTCATGCCCCGCGTGTCGATCCCGGCTGCTTCATGGTGGATGATATCTGAGCAAAATCCTCGAACTCCTGGATCATCGCGTCGATACTTTGGAGTTGAAAATCGTTACAACCGTCTCGAACACATAGATCCCGGTAATATTTCAGCATCGGTAGAGCCAGTTTATCTCTCCCTCTGAACAATATCCTGGGCTCATCATCCGGTATTGGTTGCATGTTCGAGGTTTTGACAATCAATCCAAGACCTGAAATGTGATGCTTCTCATCGATCCGTGGTCGCCATCCGTCCGGCGTCGATACTTGTATCTGCCGCATTCTTTCCTCCATTTCAATTGATCGATGACTCTCCGCCAAACCTCCGATCCACTCTATCCCGGAGTACTCCTAGAGTTATCGCCAGCACCATGAACGCATCGACTCGCGATAACCCCTCTTTAGCGAGAACATCGAAGACTTCCTTACTGATCCTGGCTGTATTCCACGCCTCTTCTTCCGTACTGCGAGAGGTCATCTCCACCCCAGCGGCAATCACCGTGTCGATCGCTTGATTCAACTGATCTCGATCGAACGTCATTCATCTCCCGGTATGGCCATGATCATTTCCTTCTCCCGGAGGAGCTGGAGCTCGATCATCACATCGGCCCAGCCCTGGAAGTTTTCGATACAGCCATCCGGGAAGGATAGCTTCTTTTCGATCTCGGCCCACATCAATAGGGTCCGCCGTTTGATGTCATCCATTTTTAGTCTCGATTCGGAATGTTCGCTCGTGTCTCGCCTTCGTCTCGTTTCGTCACAAAGCGTTCCACTTCGCATCGGATCTCGAATTCGTCTCGCAACAAACCACGGCACTACGCCTCGCCCCACTACGCTTCTCGGATTCGTCTCGCCTCGCAACACGCCACACCACATCGCAGCGAGACACGACGCGACTTCACTCCGCGGGAAAGATCAGTACTCCTAATCCGGCATCGAACCCGATTCCTTTCTCTCCAGTCACACTCGCCAACCACTCATCATTGCGGATGGTCTCATTGACCAAATTCTTTTTGGCCTCGGCATCCAGCTTCGTCCGCCGCATTAAAAAAGTCATGAAACTCGACTGGAAGAGCGCACGCTTGACTTCTCTCCCCTTATTTTGCTTGGCGAGTTCATCCAATCCATCTTTCGCGATCGCGTCATAGTCGGCCGCGACCACGGTTCCGGTTTGAATCTCGCCGTTCGGTGGGATGACCGCCGCCGATCCGCTATTGGGTGATGGAGCCTTCGACCCTGCTCCGGTCCTCGTGGGTATCGGCGTCTTCCCAGCGGGCTTTCCTTTCCTCTCATACCCAAATACGTGAATCTTCTTCACACCTAGTAGTGTCCTCTCCCGTGTGGCATCTCCGCCTTCCGGAGTGAAGCCTGTCTTCAGCCGCTCGACATCGAACTTGGTTCCTTCCAGATATGGCAGATAGCCGGTCTTCAACAATTCATCCTTGAAGCCTTTATCGGCCAGACTATGAGCGAATTTTGCCCAGGCGCAGTTCTCATAAATCTTGATCGGTTGGTGGTTGGGATCGCCAAACACGGTGTTGCCCTCCGCCCCGAGGGCCGCCCCCATATCCTCGGCCTCGCTGTCTTCGGGTTTGGCCAGCTTCCCTGGACGCAAAATATCGAGGGTATTCTTCCTGCCGAACCCTAAATGTTCCAAAGCGGGTTCGTCGTCGATCCTCTCCAACGTGTTGGGATCTAATTTGTACAGCTCTAACCGCACCATACAGGCCGGATCGGTTTGCTCTCCGGTTTGACTGTTCGGCGGAAATTGATACACGATACAACTGGCTTTTCCGATCTCCCAGGTTCCTTCCTGAGCCCCGAATCCTCCTTTAACGGTATCTTTACTCGATAGACTGATCTTTGGCATGAAACTCTCCTTTAGGTTGAATGTTGATGTGTAAAGCGAATCCGGCATGGGTGACCGGCTCATCGGCACCGCACTTGAAACAGATGCCTCTTTCGCGAAGCAGGTTGGGTTCTTGGAAGGTACAACGCTCACCACACTGGGGACAGGTGAATTTGAAGTAGATGACGGCACACTCCGGACCACCGAATCGAGTGACGACATCATCGGCCCGCTTCAGGATTTCTTCGCGCGGCAGGTCGCCTTGACGCGGCTTGAAGTTCATCGGCTTTCTCCTGATATTAGAAGTAAAAACGGATTGCACGTGTAATAATATGAGCCTGGACGACTCCCGTCAAGTCTTTTTGACGAACAATAACCGGTATCCGAAAGGTGAGTGAAGTATAATCGCCGGTCCGGCACCTCCAGATTCCGGCCACTCAAAGGCATCGCGGTGCTGGAGGAGACGTGCCTTTGCCGGTATCGACTCCAACAGTTCGTCCCACGCCAGCTTCGAGAGGACACACACGCGATCTTCCATCATTCGTCCATTCCGAGGGCTTCGCGTTTGTCGAGGCTGTCATCATCGGCGATATCCTTCCGCGGCGTCCGTTCTGGCAGCTTCGTCAACGGCTTCGGTATCGCACTCACACTGAACACACTCTGGCTGAACCAACGCGGTGCCAGCTCCCGATTCTTTCCTAATAACCACGATAAATGCGCGTCGGTGATAAACACCTCACACTGATCCGTCTCACTCCTCATCCCTCTCATGGTGGACTGGGCGAGTTCCTGTAAAGCTTCGGCATTCATCCAATCCGGATCGTATCTGGTCTTGGCTTTAGCCAGCGGGGATTGGCTGGGCTGGAATGGCACCTTGGCCACAATAATAAACTCGCATTGACTAGCTGGGAAATCCCATCCGGTCCCGAACGACGGGGATACCAGGATCGCCGGTGCCGCGGCCTTCCTAAACTTATCCGCCGCTTCCGAAGCCGTGTCCGAGTCGGGATCGGTGGTATTCGCAATCATGAACCGGGCGTGCTGGGAATGCTGGAGCAAAAATTGTTGACGAGCGTAGGAGACCGTGTGGATCAATCCCTTCCGGTCCAATCTCGCGCCGATGATCTTATCGATATGCCGCACCCAGATGGCCAGCTCCTCCTCACTCGTCCTCCGATCCACTCTCACGGCCTTACCATTCGATCGCGGCGGGCAGAGATACACGGGCGAGCGTTCGGCCGGGAATATTCTCCCCCATTCCGTGAATTGTCCCTGGAGCCCGAGCTCCTCCAAGGTTCGTTTCTTGAGTGTCGCACTCATCAACACCACTCTCTGAACTCCCTGAATCAACAACCCGGTATATTTCTTAGGTGAGATCACATCCCAGGTCCAGGTCCTCCCGGCTGGCGTTGAGGCTTCGTACTCGAACACCCACTCCACTTTCGTCTTCCCCGGCAACGGCACCGGAAATCGCGCCAGCTTTTCCTCCAGCCTCTTCCAGCGTTTCAGCCGGTCTGTGCCTGTTGGAGTGAGGGCCCGGACACTGAGATCCTGAATGGCGATCCGGGCCAGTGGACGGATCTGAGCAACCCAGTGTTGCCAATCCGTGAGATTTCCGGTCTTGGGAGGAACCGTCACGATCCGCAACAAATGGAGTTCTCTATCGTCTATCGCGATCCTTAAATGATTGGCTAAATGTTTAACGGCATGAACCGCCTCATCCAGAATCAGCGTGTCGAAATTCCCGATCGCCTTGATCCCGGCCGCCAACCAATAACTGTAGTTCGACAACACCACAGGCGCGGCAGCAGCTTGTTGAACCGCGGCGACGTACCCCTCCGGGTTCGCACACCCACATCCCATCGGCCGTCCATCCTCACAGGTACGTGCCATGGGACACGGATAGTTCACCTGGCCTCGCACATCGACGAGATGATTGCGGAAGTCTTTGAGATATTGATCTTCTAAACCTTTCGTCGAAGTGAGAATCAGGGTTCGACCGGGCAGGCCGAGCTTCGCAATCGTCGCCGCCACCAGAGATTTCCCCGCTCCCGGCGGCAGTCCTAAACCCTGCACGGCGGAATCGCCGTATAAAGCCTGCTCGACCGCTTCCAACTGCTCCGGCCGGTAGCTCTCATAGGAGAAACCGAGGTCTGCTGGCCGGAGGCCGTCCAGCGTGGTCACGATCTCGTCTCACGACACGGCACCTCACCGCGCCCCAACACACGACGCTTCGCGGCGATTCTCGTCTTCGTGGACGGCCTCCGATACTTCACCCTCATCGCGATTTCACTCTCATCGGGTCACTCCCAAATCTCTCAACGCATTTTCCCGCGCCGTCACCAACCGCTGCCACTCCTCCATCGTCCCGCCTTTGTCCGGATGATAAATATGGGCAAACGATCGAAACGCTTTCTCGACATGATCCACCGTGGCCTTCGCGCCGGGCGGTATCTCCAGAACCTCGCGCCAGTATTCGCCCGCTTTTTCGGGAATGGCTTTGAAGCCGCGAAAGGCCCGCTGCATCATGTCGGAAGACCCCCAGCGTTCAATGCCGCGAATCGCTTCAATCGTCTTCTGAATGGCCCGCATGTTTTCCCAGGCCAGCGCATATTTATCACAAGCGAAACACATCTCCTGTTTCTTCAACATGAAATAAACGGCAATTCCAGGGTCGTCCAGCCGGTGGACTCCGGCTCTGGGCATACCGTCCGCACGCAGCGGAATATTGCTCGAAATGATCACACTCGCGGCGCGCAAGCGGTCCAGCTCGTCACAAAGCTGCCTGCGGATCTGGTCGAAGGAGCCGCTGAACTGGCTACGGACCCGGTGACCCGCGGGGGTGCGCGGGCGATCCTCCGGCCAGTAGAGCGGGTAGGACTCGATCGCTTTATTCATAAAAGCGGAGGCCATCCAGGGTTCTGCTCATGGCTCGGCTTCACCTCGCTTCGGAACGGGTCACGCCACAGCAGCGCGATTCTCGCCTTCAGGACAGCCTCCGATGTCATTGTTTCCTCTCGGGAGTGTTCGCCTCCCAGACTATTTCTCGTGGTAAGTCCATTTCTTCCACTAACTTAACTTGATCAGCGTACAGCTCTAGGTACGCGGCCAGATCATCCAGGGAGATCCCTAGAACTTCCGCCAATCTGCGGGCGACTTTCAAGCTCGGGTTCCTCCGGCCCAACAAAACGAGCGACAGATGCGAATGCGATATCCCGACTTCTTTGCATAATTCTCTCAGGTTTAAATCCGGGCGAACCAACCCTTTCCGGCCTCTTCCTGTGGGTAATCCTTCGCTATCGAGCGATCGAAAATGACTCATAGAGTCTAATTATATACCGGGAGTCAAGTTTTAGAATCCTCCAACGGTGGTCCATCGCGCCGTGCCTGGAGCATGGCGTCGGCGACCACGTAAGCGAAAGTCGCCGTATCTTTGGGTGTCCATTCATCCCTGTTATCAGCAGCGAGTAATCCGGTCAGTGCCGCCGCTGCGAAATAATCGCGCTGGGTCAACCCGAACTGCGCGATATTTTCACACGGGAAAGCCAAGCCTCCGTCCGCCGCATCTAAATATTTACTCGCATCGAAATGTTTACTCTCAGTATCCATAGCCGCCTCCTATGTCCCGTCCAAAATACCTATGTCCCCGATTAAATAACTCATTATACTATACTTATATTATTTTGGGACAGTGGGATGGTATATATACGTGTATTTCTCTTTACGTGCGAGTGGAGCATATGCCTATAAGGACCTATTAACTTGGGACACCGGATAATGTCCCTTAATGTCTACCGTTAGTCGATATAAATGGCCGCGTCAATTGGACGCCGATCCAGAACCGGGATTGCCCATGATGGCTACATGGCATCGCGCCGTGCCGTCTCAAATACTTCCAAAAAGGGGCCGGTGTGGTCGCGGCGACTCCATTGTCTTTGGCCCACATCCGGGCGTTTCCCCACAACACCGCCGAGGTCTCGCGGCCGTCGCCGTGAAATTCGAGATGGGCCGCGCCAAAATCCTGCCAATCGTCCATCTCGGTCTGCCAACGCTGCTGGGGGAATTCGGCGGACGAGGGAGCCGCCAGTCCATCAGTCTGCCATTCCAAGCAGCCTTGAACGCGCGAGGTCAGGATGCCTTCACTTTCCCGCTCCAGCCTGTCGCTCAGGAAGCGATCCATCCGCTCGGCCGGAATCCGGATATTGAACTGAATGATCCGGAAACGGGAAAACGTCGAGGGACTGGCTTCGATCCGCGGCGCATCGTTGGCGTCGATAAACAGCTTGGCCGCCAGATCGAAAGTGATGGGATTCTCGAATAAACGGCGGACTTTGATGGAATCCAGGGAGGCGAGCTGCTTCATTGTGCTTTCATTCAATCGGGCTTCCGATGAAGGCTCCGAGGTGGTCACCAGACGCTTCCCGAAGAGACTGGCGAGATCGCTATTCCGGTTATTATCCGAGCGAGAATGGCTCAAGAGAGAATCGATCTGGACTTGGCCGCCGTAGTCTCCCGAGGTGTGCCGCCATGCCCGCAACAGGGTGGTCTTGCCGTTGTCTCCTTCGCCGATAAGGATGAAGTGGGTCTTCTCGCTGACGATTCCGGTTAGAGCGTATCCGGAGATGCGGCGGATATAGGCACGCATTGGTTCCTCGTAGAACATCTCGCTGACGGTACGATCGTAGATGGGGCATCCGGCAGCGGGATTGTAGCGGACACCCGTTGATAGCGTGCAGAAGTATTCCGGCCGGGCTTCCAGCAGCGCCCCGGTCTGAAGGTCGATGACGCCGTTCGGAGTATTCAGCATCCAGGGGTCGCGGTCGAACGCCGAGGCATGGATTTGAACCCGGCGGTCATGACTGGCGGCGGTCACAATGGCCGGGAGCCGATTCTCACTACCGCGGATGGAGTGATCGAGCTTGCGGATGTCATTGGCTGTCCAGCCCAGCTTGGAGGCTGCGGGAACGACCCGGCGCAGAGACCCCTTGGCCCACTCGAAAACTTGGCCTGGAGGATCGGCCGACCAGCGGTGACTGTCCCAGTAGAGCCAGCGTTTTTGTTCGATCACATAACGGAGGTGATGGTGGTGGAGAGCCACGAGACGTTCGGCGTGACCCAGATCGGATAAAGGGAACGACAGCAGTTCTTGATCGGTCATCATGTGGACGCACTCCTCCCAGGGCGTTTATGGACTCCACGAAACGTTGTCAACAGCCTCCGCACACTCGGAAGCGGACAGGAGACTACTCCCGGCGGGAGTCGAAAATCAAGTCTTTTTTTGAGGAGAAATGGGGAGAAGGTTTGGTGTGACCGGGTGTGCGGTTCCGGTCCCTCCCCCCCGTGGGAGATGGCAGGTCTGACCGATCAAGATAAGAACCCGCCATAGCTGATTGGGGGCCGGTTTGCCCGCCAGCCCCCGAGGATGGTCGATAAACTTCACGCCCCCGTGGAGAGTTATGACCGGAAGCTACGATACAGGATGGGTGCGGGTCTTTGTCAAGATATTTGTGCGGAAATCGAGAAATATTTGCAGAAAAATTTGCAGACGTGCTAGGATTCGATCGAGCCGATACGCATCGGCTTCTGCTATTCGTTTCGGGGAGGCTCCTTCGTTCAGGGTCGGAGCCTCCCGCCTCTTTTCTCTTAGTAGCCTTCTTTTCTCAGAAAAATATCCACAGCTTCAAGAACAAGAGCGTTGCGAGGGGAGACATAAATTCCGCCGAAGGTGTCGCAGACGTAACGTCCCAGACGCACCGACAAGTCTAGCGGCATCTCGACACGGAAATGAACCCGCGGATTCCGGTTTTGTCTCCACTTGAGGGTGGCTTGTGCGGGCTTGACCGGCGCATGCAATAGTGCCGTCCTCTCGATACTCCCGGTCTGCGGACTGAGCAGGAAGAACTTCTTCGCCTTTTTCGCCGCGTCTCCGGGAAAGAGCATTTCGATCCGTTCGTCCAGCGCATCGCGGCGGGCATCGTGGCCGCTATTGGGGGAGTGTTTCCGCGGCGGCTTATCTTCTTCCACGTTGTCCTTTGTGCGGTCGATTTGATGAACCCCGTCCTCATCCACAGCGACATCCACTTTGCGGCGGACGGCGGCTTCCATGTCGATGGACTTGACGAAATGCTGGTAGGCTTTTTGAATCGCTTCTTTTCGCCGTTTGTGCTCGAACTTCCGTTGTCGGCTCCGCATGAGGTGCTGCCGCTCCGCTATAGTGCCGACGCGGTGCTGCGTTAATTTCAAACCGTCGGGCTCGCGCGCCGGTTGACGGGATTTGGCCGGTAGGGGCTCCGGGTCACTACTGGGAATGGGATGGCATGGGCACCCGCACCCGGAACAGTGCTCGTGTTGCTGCAACCCGCATGCCGGACTGATGTAGACGTTATCCATTGTGCTGCCTTGTCCGGTAACAGGCTTGCCGGATATAGAGCGGGACTCTCCGTAGTGCGATGCGCCTGTCGGCGACCGGCCCCTCCGCGGGCATGACACTGGCGCGTGGCCGCTTCGAGTCCCGCCGCGGATACTCCAGGATGAACGTCAGCCGTGTCCGGATATCGGTAATCATGAATATATTTTCCATTGTGCAGCTCCTCGGCTTTATCTTTCAGTGCGGAAACACGGAATCGCCGTGATCTCTCTCCGGATAGTGCCGCTCGGCACAGCTCCAGTGCATGGGACCAGTCTTGGTCATCTCGGCCTCGGTCTCCGGTAATCTGTATCCACATCCGGCGCAGATCACTTCCGCTTTGTCTTCGTCCGTTTCACCCATGTCCTTTACCTGCGATCTTCCACCTTCCAGAAGTCCCAGGCTTCCCTAGCGACTCTGCGGAATCGATTCTCCTGGCTGCCCGCTTGGTAGATGGACGGATGGTCGGTGTCGATCAGGAATTGGGCGAACCCCGCTTTATCTCGGGCACTCATACAATGGAACCAGACCCACCGGACGGCTTGATCGAAGCTCTCGTGTTTGCGGTCCAGCACCGCTTGGATATGTTTGTTCATCCCTTGCGCTGTTTTCATAAACTCAACCCTCCTGAACCGGATAGAGCGTCAGCTTCCGCTGTTCGATCTTCCGTGTCCGTTCGTCCGTCCACGTCTTGACTAAATTCACTATCCATCCGGCCACCGGTATTCCCCGCTCTTTGGGCCAGCGGTAGAACCCCAACATGTGCGGTCCCAGCTCCAATACGACCGATACGGACAGGAACCCATTTTCCTGGCCATAGTGCAGCCGGTTTGCCGATAGCGATAGTGCGACTCTCATCGGTCCTCCTCAGTTTGTGGTAAAATTCAATTCATGACAAACAAAAAAGTATGTGCGCGTTGCTTGAAGAAGAAGCCTTTGGATCAGTTCAAAGTGCGAAAGGGCGGACGGCAGAGCGGGCGATTGGAGAGTTACTGCCATCCCTGCTATCGCGCCTATTTCCAAGAGTACAACGCTAAGCGGTTTGCCAGCGCAGAGGCCTATCAGCAAGAGCTGGTTCGCACGCGCGAGCGGTATCACCGGCTTTTCAAGCTCGGGCGAATGGAGCGTAAACGGCAGTTGATCCTCGAAATGGGGGGCCGATGCGAGCGGTGCGGCTACAACCGCTCGGCTGCGGCTTTGGATTTTGACCACATCGACCCCACGACAAAGCTGCGGACTGTGAGTCATTTGCTGGCGGTAAACCGGCCGGGAATGTGGGAAGCTGCCCGGGAAGAGGCGCGTAAATGTCGGCTGCTGTGTTCCAACTGTCATCGCGAGTTGACCTATCCCGGGCATGAATTTTCCTTAGATCCTGACGAATTTTTCAGAACGCAATCTCAATGAGCTTCCCTGCGGCTCGATCGAGCTCCACACGTTTGTCCGCATTTGGGGCATCTTGGCTCATCCGGGTCACGCCCTGAGCCAGACCATACGCGGTATATGCCGGTCCATCTTCGTCCGGGTTGACCGCATCGTAGGCTTTCACGATATCCTGCCGGGTGAGAATCCGCAGATTGAACACGAAGTCGATAACCTCTTCTTTCGTCCTGCCTTTCAAGACGAACTTCTGTGCCTGTTCGATTTTCGCTTCGGCGTCAGATACGCTCGCGTTGGCGTATTTTGTCAGCTCGATCTCCAAACCGTGAAAAGCACGTTCATCAGCTGTTCCGACGTGACGGAGGTTGATCTCTTTCACGTCCTCGGCACCGAATATGCAGTGATTGCCGCAAGCCCCTCTAAAATAAAAGGTTTGCACCCCAAACGTCTGCTTGCCGACTTCCGAATTCCAGACTAAGAATCCGCGGATGAGCCCGCCTTCGGTCCCGTCTCTCACCACTTTTTCCGGATGGACCAGGAAGGCGAACATATCCTCGAAACTCGCGTAAAGCCCGCTAGGACCGATCAAGTCCCCTTCCCTGACCGTTAGGCTCAGTTCGGCGTCGGAAGCTGTAGCACGGCGAACCTGGGCAGGATTTTGGGCATTCTGTGCGCTGTCTAGAACGGCAACCCGGCTATTCTGGAAAACCGGTTCTCTAGCGGCAACCGGCCTTCCCGGCGGCACCCTCCATCCATCGGCCTCGAACCCCAGCAGCCGGTAAACGATATCGCTATTCCAGATTCTCGTGTATTTATCACTGGTTATCGCTCTTGCTAGAAACCCCCCGTTCTGATGCAACAGCAACCTGGCACTAGCGTCCGGCCTCATGACCGCGGCTTCTTTCAGGCCATGGTTGAGATTTTGTGCGGCTAAGGTGGCTGGCAGCTTTCTCAGGTAGCTGGCCGGTGCCTCCGCCCTGGCCGCTAACTGTCCAAACGCCCAGTGTGTCAGTTGTGCGTTGTGATGTTCCCCCACAAGTTGAATATCGCCCTCTTTGGCTTCGACCCTTAGCTGGTTCAGGTTCGGTTTCGCCACTATTGCGGCTTCCCGGTGGGCTCTTGTGGCTTCATAGAGCTCTTGAATGGTCCAGAACCGTTCATCGGCTGGACGCTCGGACCACTGTTGACTGGCTTTCATGATCTGCATTGTGCTTAATCCCCTTTGTCCATCGGACCTTGAGGTTTGGTTTGTGCTACCTCGAATGTGACGGACTGTGGCTATTATACGCTCATAGTGCATAATGTCAAGTGCCTTGGTTTTGAAGTGCCATTACCCGGACTGCGAATGGTGCCTCGGGTTTGTGCGACCTGGCTTGACGACATGGACGATTCTATGCGACTTTTTACCGACATGAACTACGTTTGTAGTAGTGTATGTCGTTGATAATAAAGGACTTACTGTCACAGTCTGGACATCCGAAGACGCTAGGTTTCTACCGATCGGTAGGTCGTATAAAATCGTATAAAATCGTATATCGTAGGCTGGAAAGCCCGCCGTTACAGAGAAACGAGTGACACGTTAGGTTTCTCAAGTCTGATGGTATTGGTTGCGGAAGTGTTATCGTGACACGATATTGTTGCAGATATCGTGATACGATATGTGTAGTGTGTTGGAGTGTTTTCGAGTCCGCTTTGAGTCCAGTTCGAGTCCGCTTTCGAGTGAGCTGTGAGTGACCTCTCCTGTCTGCAAGTCACTGATAAGGACTTCGAGTCCTAATCCTTTTGGGCTACTCCAAAAGACTGCTTGCAATTATATACTGGCAGCATATAAATTGAGAGTCCTATGGTTTCTCAGTCGGACGCGAGTGGAGTTAACGGTATGACACTGCTGCCGTCGTCCACGGATGAGACCAGGAAAGGCTGACTCTATGCACAGTCTGGAGACCACCATTGCACTGAACAATGATTGCGATGGGACTTGCCGCGATATCATGCCCACACTTCAGGAGCTCGCTAAACCCATCCACTTAGATAAAGACTTCAAAGTCATACCCGACTTCAAAGTCTCACCTACAGACAACCTGATCCCCACTGATGAGGAGCTCGCCGAACTTGAACTCCAGCGGCTCGAACGCGAGGGTTTACTCTGCCGACTCCCGCGGAACCAATCTGAACTTCAATCCCTGTATGAAACAGTCCGTATCCTTGCTGGTAAGTAGTCATGTTGCGGAAACCACACTTTATCGACGCGCTCCACATCGGCGGCCCAATCGACCCCTATTATGACCCTTACTACAAAACCTGCTTTGAGTGCTCCTGCGGCTTCTCTACTCCACATTGCGATAGTTGGCAGGATGCCGGTAAGCACTTAGATGAGCACCTTGCTGTTAATGAAGTCCGATCGGTCGTGACTTAACGTTTGATGACCTGGGCTCGCAGACTGGGCCCAGGTCACTTTTCAACCTTTGGAGGCTACTATGTCAACAATGATTCATTGGGACCGGGACAGACTCGAACGCTTCAAGTCCGTCTACGCGCTCTGTACCTCTCCTGATGCTGTATTCACGTTTGAAGGCAACCAATTCCTTTGCTCCTACGCGCGTTATCTAATCGAATACCTGGAAGGGAGATTCAATGGCTAACCTGACATCGGCCGATACCGCAGACCTCGAACGTATGCTTGACAGCTCCAGTCTACATGAGGTCTTAGACACACTACGCTTGATCTGCCACGAGAAGGCAGACCACATACGCTCCAGCTGGCAAGATGAGCGTACCGCTAAAGTGTGGGATAGACGCGGACGATTGCTTTACAACATGCTGGCGCGGATTACGTTCTAAACCCCACAGTCTGGCCACAGTCTCTCCTCTAGGGACTGTGGCTGTCCCCCACTCCCTGCCGCGTGCCTGTCCCTGCCCACCTCCCACCTTTGTCCAGGGGGGTAGCCAAGAGATGCGCGTGCTGGCTATGGATTCGTGAGTCTAAAAAATAACGAAAAATCGAAAATTAAAAATCGATCACGAAGAATAATTCAGGAATAATATTCAGGAAATATTCCGGACGTATTTGTTGTGCAGAGCGGCGGCTCGCGTGCGTCCTTCGCGAATGATGACGGGGCCATCCACGGACAGGTCGCCGCCGGTTGCCTCGCCGGAAGGCGTGGCGTCTTCCGCCTCAATTAGTGGAGGCGGGCCGTCCCTTTCCCCGCGCGCCGGAGGCGGGCCGTCCAGCAGTCCCAGCGTCAACATGGCCAGGATCGCGATATGCTGCTCAATCGAGTGCCGTAACAGATCGGCCGGATCTAAGGCGCGGCAGGCCTTGTCGAGTTCTTTGCTGGCCGCAAGGATATGGGGATAAGCGTATTTGCGGGCGTGTTCCATCCTTGAACCGTAGTACCAAGACCGCCGGTCTACCAGCGAAAACGAGTGCCGTCCCACTGTCAACGATAATCGCTATCTTGACTTCTATCCGTCCGCGGAAGTCACGTAAATTTTCCTGGACATGTGCATGTCCCGACCCGAGAATGCCGCGAGGTTATTGAGATCAATGAATATCTTCAGTTTTCCGGCAACGCTCTTCAACAAAGGAAAGGATTCCATCATGCAAGCATTCGTCAACAGTCTCATTCGTCATTCGGCCACCACTCTGGGAGGCGCGTTGGTCTCTCACGGCTATCTGGCTGCCGATCAAGCCCAACTCGGTATTGGCGCGTTGATCACCCTCGGTGCCGTCGCGTGGTCCATTTTCGACAAAGTGTCCACCTCCAAAGCCCTGTCCGCATGAAACGCCGGGCCGGAGCCGCGGTGCTGGCCTTGGGCCTCGTTCTATCCGGGTGCTCGAAACGGATCGATGTCCAGTCCCCGCACCTGACCGTGACCGCCAGCGACCGCATCTCGGATGTGTTGAAGAGTGATCTTCCCGCCGCCGAGAAGGTTCAGGTCATCCACGATATATTGGATCGCGAACAGTCCAAAGGCCAGAACTGGACGAGTTCGTGGAAGGAAACTCTGGCTTGGCTATCGACAGTCGCGACCCTCGCGATCCGGCACTGATCGTGGCTATTATCTGGGAGGCACGGATGCCTTTAGAAGACTTTCAACCCACACCCATCGGTGTCGCGTTGGCGGCGATCATCGCTTGGTTTGCGAAACGATATGCCGCCACCGTCGATCGCGATGTCGCTAGGCTGGATGCGCGAATCGATCATCTCGAACAGCGTCTATCCGAAAGCGAGTGCCTGGTCATCCGGAAGGTGAGTCATCATGCGGAAAGCAAAGTGTAGTCTTGCTGGACGGGTCGCCATCGGCTGCCTCCGGCTGATCTTGATCTTGATCCGGATGCGCCTGCGATAAGCTTTATACGGTATAGGTCCGGTGTTGGATTCCCCGCCCACGCCGCCGCCCAGGTGCCTGTCTTGGGGGCTTTCCCATAAAGGGAACGGCAGATCGTCGCGGACAACACTGCCGCAAGCCCCCACAGGTTCATTGAGTATGTATCGACTTCGCCCCGATTCGCCTCACCTCGCGTCGTTTCTCGAATTCGTCTCGACTCGCCTCAGCCCGCCGCGCGGCGGCTCATTCCACCACTCGTCTTCACGAAGGAGCACACTCGATTCTGTTTACCGGAGCGCCTTTTTCCATGACTCCACCCGCTCTTTAGAAACCTCAATGGTGGTATGGTTGGTACGATTGTCTAGGCGTATCCAATAGCGCCTGCCATCACCGGACCCCGTTTGATAGAGGGTTTGAACACCGGTTTTGAATATTCGTCTGGCCAATATCTGTCGCTGGATGGTTTCAACCATAGATCCACCATACCAGCAGGTAATACACCGCGGCCGCGATCAGGGCCACTCCGATCATGGTCAGCCACTTCTCCAACAGACGGCTCATTCCTCGACTCCCCCGAGGTGATTGTTGTGCCGGTCTATTGTTTCTTCGACCGGCTCCTGGGATCGATAGAGGGCGTCTTGAATCTTTCCGGCGTGTTCCCCGATCTCCTTCATCCGTACGATCACGATCTGGATCAGCCCCTCAATTGCCGATCCTGGCTTCACGGGATGCCTGCGGATGACACCAGGAAGGTGTTTGGCCGATACCTCCACCGCTTTGAGTGTGTCCGCTAAAGATTGAAGAGCGCTGCGGAACTGGTGATTCACGGGATTTCCAGCCTGATCAACTGTTCCAGGAGTTGAGTCGCCACTTCACGATCGCCGCGCGAGACGATGGCCTGGAGTTGCTCCCGGAACAGATGGGCGTCATTGCGGCAACAGAGGAAACCGATACGGAACCAGAAGCTCCCGTCATCAGGAGCCTCCATGACGGTACCGACGGCTTCCATGAGTGTAGCGTTCAGGATCGAATCCCTCAACTTGTCCAGATGATTCACGATATTTCCACCCATTCGATATGAAGTGCTTCCTCCACCCGGATATTGCGGATCAGCTCCCCCTTCCCCATCAACTCCCTCAATCCATCGGCCTGTTCCCGAACCGACTCCTGATCCTCGGCTTCTCTTACAGCCCTCGTCCACCACGCCTCCGGTATGACGCTGGCGGGAACGATCGGTTCTTCCCAGTGGAAGGCTTCGGGATGGGAGATCGGGTTGACATACTCGAAGACGACGCGATATTTGGTCACACCGTCCTCGTTCGACTTACAGCAGGCGGATAAAGCCACGTCACTCCGTCAGGTTTCGATAAATCCATATCCAGATGAATAAAGCTGAAGCCAATACCAACCCTTCTGAAACCTAACGCGATGGCATTTTCGACGATCACAAATCTTGTGTGACTATCCCTCGCTGTGATGTCAACTGCAAGGCCGTTTTCGTGCGAGGAGGAATCGACTCCTCCGACTTCTCGATTGTGTTCGGGTGTGCGATATCCACTACTGATGAAGAGTGGAAAGCCGCATTTGGACCGCAGCTCGTCGAGGAGCTTTACGAAATCGAGATTCATCTTCGAGCCGCTTCCAGGCGCATCTGGACTTGAGAATTCATCCGGTTGGAAATAGCGTATGCCTTCCCACATGCTGTCGATTCCTCCACCTTAGATTTGCCGGAGGCCGTTAGGGATTGGATAGATTCTCGGCTTCACCCCAGAACGGCTCGAAACGGCCCACATCGGCCCACATCGGCTCAGCGCGAAACGACCCTCGGCTTCATCCCGTCCGGCCTCCGGTAAAATTCGCTTCCTATCCTAGCAAAAAATTGCTACGCTAGCAAGTATGCCGTTGACCTCTCTAGCTTCGGCGGAGGAATCCGAGACGGGCGCGTTCTCACGTTTGAGCGTGGTCCTGCATCGTTGGCGTGCCATGAGCGAACTCACCCTCAAGGAAGTCGCTGATGAGATTGGGATTTCCACCTCCACGCTATCGAGATTCGAGCGTGGAGAAATGCCGGATGGGGAAACTCTCCGGAAGATATTGTTGTGGTTGATGGCGTAGTATACTGCCGCTCTGAGGAGGACCTATGCCTAAAGTTTCGTTGAGTTCTCAGACCGCCGAACGTGAACCGGAATCGAGCAAGACTGATCCGGAACCGCATCCCGAACCTCAACCCTCACCGTCTCCTACACCCGAAAAACGAACTGTTACCGACCCTTCCGCCGCTTTGGCCGAGCTCGGCAGGCATTTATCTCAAGCCCGCGATCCGGATGTGGCCGCGCTCCAGAGGGCGCGAGGCGAGAAGGGTTGGGTTCATCTTACGTTTAGTGGCTTCTCGCCAGATGATACCGGAGTCTCTTTGCACCGCCAGTTCGCTGGAAAGATTTCTGCTCGCCGCTCCGACGGTATCTTAGTCACAATATCGGTTCCCACCCGTCGCACCGGCGATCCCAGCCGTATCGGTGTCGATCTGGTGAGCGCCTTCCAGCGGTTGGAGGAATACCGAGTATGCGCGTGTACGCCGACAGTCCCTTGTACAGCCCACGTTCAAGAGCGGATGGCTGCCGCGAGAGGATAAACGGATGCCTCTTCCTGAATTTCAGGCGTATAACGACTTGAATGGCCGTGAATGTTTAGATATATTGCACAGTCGCTTTTTCGACCTTATCACTTCCATTCCGGAATTCCAGGAACGTTTCGCCCTCAAACGGGTCTGTCTCCGCCTCGAACTGACCATCGATATCTGGGGCTCCGGTAAGAAGATCCTGCACGACAAGTTCGAGCTCCAATCCACCGCACCGCCTCCCCCGGATTTCGTTCCTATTGAAGCGGCCCACACGCTCACTGCCGACGTGGACGCCCGCTCGAACCCTCCCGATTTGGTGAGAGAAGAGCATGGCCTTCCCATTCCCACAGCGATTCGAAACTCCTCCGGATTTTTAGCGGACGAGCCGGTCCCCTCCACGGTTCCTCCCAAGTATCCTCCGGCTCCTCCCCCCGATAAGTCCAAACTCCCAGCCAACCTTCCGAATCCGAACGCCCGCCAGTTGGGTAAACGCCGTTACGCCGCTTTCGTCGAGCAAGACTACGGCTCCTGGGTGACCGGCGACCGTTCCAAGAACGAACCCCCGATCGTCGGTGCCGAAAAGATCGCGCTGACCGGCGCGGGTTCCGATCACGCTCCGGTTCAGCCCGACTTCCGGGCGGCCGACTTCCGCGACTTACCGGAAGAGAAGGTCCGTTCCATCGTCGAGGATACCCTCTCCCGCGGGCAGAGGGTGGACGCGGACCTCTCCCGGCAGCAGCAACCTCTTCCCGATGAAGGAGGGACGGAATAATGGCGATTGAAGAGAAGCTGGACCGGGTGATCTCTCTTCTCGAACAACTGGTCAACCTGGAGGACTTGAAAGAGCGCCGTCTGGCCGAGCGTGTTGCCGAGAAGCTCAAGCCCCCGGCCGGACCTAACGACGTGCCTTCGGCCCGTGGGGGGCCTAACGGACGAGCCGCTGTCCCGAATGCAGCCTTGCGCCAGCCCGAAGCTGAACGTCCTCCGCTTCGCCGCCGTTCCACTCTCTCCGACCTCACTCTCGCCGATCCTATTGACCAGGAACGGGCTCGTGCCGCTTCCGTCCAGTTCGCGATCGACAACATGACCGTTCCCTGGTCGGAAGCGCATATGCGCGCGGTTCTTCAATACGAACAGATGTTGCGTGACGAGTATGGTGAGGAAGCGGTCTTGAACCTGCCGTGGAATAAATTGTCAAGGGGGCCGGATGCCACCCGATGATATCGGCTCCATTATCAGCGATATGAATAAGATCCTGGATAACTTGAAAGTACCCGCTTTGATGACCGTGAGCGAGTATCTCTTATCTATGGCGAAGCAACTGGAACGCGCGCAGAGGAATGACGATGTGGGCGAGTTCAAACGTCTGCTTCAGTCGGTTGAGAAGACTATCGCGGAGTTGTTGAAGTCCATCGATGGGGGAGAACCGGATGCCACACGCTGATCTCAGTCTCATTGTAAAAGACCTCCAGGAGTACGAACAGCAGCGCACTCAGATCGAAGTCTGCGGTATCTCCTCGGTCCAGCCCATCACCTGTATCGTTCTGAACGGCATCCCTCATTCCGGCGTGGCCACCCACGCCTGTACCAAGAGCCGCGATCACACGGGTCCAGAACTGTGCCAGTGCGCCTGCGGCTATAAGTGGCTGGGGAAGAAATAATGCCCAAAGGTTCACCTCCCGGCCGCCCTTTCAAGAAAGGAGACATCCCGGCCACCAAAGGCAAGCACCAAGTCCGTGGCTATTATCCGGGAACCCGTAAGCAGCGGGAGAAGGCCCCGCCCCCTCCACCTCCGACCGAGGGTCAGATCATGGACTCCATCGTCCAGAAGTTGAAGGTCGCCGACTCTCCTCTCGCTGTGGCTTTCTCTTCGCTGGATGGCGGCTGGCGCAACTATATCCGGTACGTGATCCAGGCGGCAAAAGAGGGCGACACTGAGATGCAGCGGTTCATGAACGCGCTCAATGGTCTTTCCGCACGCGAACGGTTGACGGTCTCTCCCGAAGATGTCTGTGATATGGCTGGTGTAAGTGTGGAGGATCTGATCGGGGCGGTCCTGCCGTTAATTTGGCGCTACTCCCGCTTGAGAAGTTCCATCGTTGCGGCCACTCACGATCCGGTCGTCCTCCGAACCACAGCGGCGTATGCGATGCGTCCGGATAATCAGCACGATCGCGAGATCTTCTTGAAGGCGACAGGAACATTGCCAATTCCGAAAGGCAGTGTGACGGCTATTTTTAATTCCGCTGGTTCTGGGCCTCCCCCTCCGACCCCGGCAGGAATCCTTCCCCCGGTATCTTCAGACATTTCAGATATGGAAGCTCTCGACGATAAATTTTCAGCTAGCAACCCCCTTGACACATCATCCAGTTCGGATGAGAATTGAAGCCGAGAGGCGAAGCGCCGCGTGCCGTCGTGGGACGTAGTGACGTGAAGCGCCGTGAGCCGCGCTGGCGTGTTGTGCCGTGACGTGAACCGCAGTGGGGTGAGACGAATTCGAGTCCTGACCTGCGATGTACAGCGAAAAAGTCACACAAGCCAAGATCGCGTTCGCGTTGAGGACCGGCTTCTTGAAAACGGAGCCGGTCTTCCACACCCGCAGCGAGTGTGATGCCGCAGTCTCCCACCTGAAGTCCAACTGGGACGAAGACTCACAGACCTGGAAGCGTGAGTTAACTCGCGAAGAGATCGCGTTTATAAAAAACGAAAGGTTTCTCTGTCGCGTCAGTTATAATTATTGGAAAACGCGGTACTGCTGGATCAAGTCCCGTGAAGATAAGCCCATCCGTTACACTCCATGGGTTAGTCAAACAATTCTGACAGACATATTTTCCGAGCACGAGATCGAAGGCATCGCGATCGAGTTACAGGCACTTAAGGCTCGACAGCTCGGAGTCTCCCGCGAAGTCTCTCTGGCGCAGCTCCATAGAGTTCAGTTCTTCAGTCACATCAACGCCATGATGGCTTCCTCTGCTCCAGCAAAGACGGCGAAACTCGGCGATATGTTAGCCTTCACGTTGGGTTATCAGCCGCACTGGTTACTGCCTCGTTTCGCTTTCGGCCCCCGTGAGCAAGCCCAGCACTTCGGCGGGGAGTGGTTCGAGCTAGAGACAGGCTCCTCACTCACACTCCAGTCCGGATCTCAAGTCACTGGTATCGCCCGCGGCACAACCCCTACCGTTATTCATATTAGCGAGCTTGCCGAGTTCGAGTACCAAGGTCTCGGCCCCGAAGAAGTCATCGACTCATCTTTATTCCGCGCAGTCCATCCCTCCGCTCGTGTCTTCATGGTTCTGGAATCCACCGCACTAGGCCAGTTCAATTGGTGGCACAAGAAGTGGCTCTCCTCCAAGTCCGGCTGGCCGACACGCCGCTCCCGCCTGCGTCCGGTCTTCCTTCCATGGTTTACCGGAAGTGCGCGTTTGGGCTATATATACCCAGAACAAGGATTTTTGGACCGCTCTCCCGTCCCCGCCAACTACTCTCCCGCACTCTGGGCTCTCGAACACGCCAAGCGAGCCGAAGATTACGTCAAGTCGAACGATACTCTGCGGGCGTACATGGGAAGCAACTGGACGATGCCTCGCGAACAAATCTGGTTCTACGAAGTCGAGCGCCAGCAAGCCGTTAACGAAAATCGCTTGAATAAATTTTTTCAAGAGATGCCAAGTAGTGATGACGAGGCTTTTCAAAGTACGAACGTCTCGGTCTTCTCCACTGAAACCATCACCGCGCACCGCGACCGCACCCGCGCTCCACTCGGCGTCTACGGCTTGATCGGCCCGGATATGTCCCCCCGCACGGTCCTCTTCTCCCGCGCTCACATCGATCCCAACTCTAAACCGATTGTGATCGATTATCCGTGGGGCGCTCACCCGCACCAATACGAACTGGTCCCTCTACGCTGGGACGGTTACGCGACCGATGACGGTTTAGACAAACTCTACATTTGGGAGATGCCCGAAGACGGCCAGATCTACGGCCTCGGTGTGGACACCGCCGACGGTATAGGTAAGGACCGCTCAACCATAGAGGTATTAAGAAAAGGCTCTCCTCTTCAACGGGCGGGTCAGTGTGCGGAGTTCGCCTCGGATAAGATCAACGCTTTGGACTTGACCCCATACATGATGGCTTTGGGAGCTCTCTTCAGTGTCAAAGACACGGATGGGAATCGTCGTCAGTGCCGTGCGGCGATTGAATGCCGGGGCAAGGGTGATCTCTCCCAATTGGGCATGAGAATCGATGGCTGGAGAAATTTTCACCCTTGGCAACGTATTGATTCTAAAACCATTTCTCCCGACAAAGTAAGCAAGTTAGGGGTATTTACAAACGAATGGTTTCGTCAATCGATTCAAGAATATCTGGTGAAATTCCTTCGCGATGAAGAGGTTGAAATTCTCTCGCCGTTCCTTGTGAGTGAAATGCAGTCCCTTGAGTCTCGTGAGGACGTGCAGAGCTTCCGCGCGACATACGGCGGCCACGATGACAGAGTGATGTCGCTCGGTTTTATCCTCATTTCGTTATATCAGTACGAGCCCAATCGTCCTGTTGCTGCACTGACACAGACGAAGCAATCGCGGGGGCAAGTTCGATTTGAACGCAAATACGCTTCCTGGCGACCCAACGATCAGGAGCGCCTGACTACTTTAGATGACGCCAGCGTATGAACGAAAAGGTCTTTCAATCCAGTCACTTGCAACGCGGCGTTTACGATCCGGCGACGGGGAACCTAGAGATCGAGTTCGTCAATGGTCAACGCTATACTTACGAGGGCGTGCCGCAAGAGAAATGGGAGGCCCTGACACGAGCGGTATCCCCCGGAAAGTTCTTGCATAACTGGATCAAAGGATCGCATAATTCTCGACCGATGGGCACCTCTGAGACCTGAAGCCGAGGCTCGATTTGGAGCGTGTCGCGACGGGTTGAAGCGGGGTGAGACGAATCCGAGTAGCGATGTGTAGCGTAGCGAGGCGTCGTGGTTTGATCTGGCCTGCGGTGAAGCCGAGTAGCGGAGGACTGAGGGGTGCCCGTCGTAGACTACCGCTGTTCCAGTTGCTTCAGAGATGACTCTCATTATTATCCGTTAGCCTCGTTTCCATACCCCGAGGTTATCCAGTGCCCATTTTGCGCTTCGCAGTCCGAACGCAACTACATGGCCGGTTCTCCATCAGTCGGTTTTTCTCCTATAGTCATACATATCCGAAAAGATACTGGTGAAGTCTCGATCCCAGGCCGAGTGGATGATCCGGTTGAAAAAGGCTACGAACGAGTCGAAATACGAGACTTTAGAGCCTATGAAAAATTCCGCCGTCACGTCGAGTCTGTTGAGAAAGAGAAGTCGCAGTTCTTCATGGAAGCGTCGAATGCTTTCTTTGATGATGTCCGGCGCGAACATCGCCAATCCCAACGTACTCGTATCGAACAAGCCATCCGTCAAGGAGGCTATGAAGCCACCTATATCGATGAAGACGGCAACGAAAAGAAGCGATGGGCCCCTATAACCCAACGTGCTCGGTTCCTCTTCGATCTCGCGTGTAAGTATACGGACCGTACTCGTGATGAGCGCCGTAAGAAGCTGGCATCTGGCTCCCCCAACTTCCACTCCCGCGCCCTCGAACACAGGTCCTCTGAGGCTAGTGTCGTTTCGGGTGAAGCCAAACGCGCCTCCCTCTTCTTCCGCAAGGGCAAGCCGTGAGATCCGACACCGGTAATTTTTACTTGGCCCCACCGATACTCAACCAGGATGGCGAGACTCCCACTACTGACGAACTCCTCGGCTGGACAAAAGAGTTCCGTCAACAAGCGCAGTCATACCTAAGGCTGCAACCAGCGCACCCGTACATCCAAGATGGTCTCGACCTCATCAACGGAGACTTCGCTAAATCGACCGTCTCGACTCTCTCCAACGCCCGCACCGACTTGACCGTACGTAACGAAAAAGAACTGATCGCCGCTCAGACCAACCTCCGCATCATCCCGGCCATCACCACCTCCATCGAAGCCTTCAAAGAGCAAGGCGTTTTATTAGATAAAAGTTGGATGTGGTGGCAGCAGAAAACCTTCGCCGATCGCGTGATCCGTCAAGCCTGGCAGAACGCCGTGGCTTTGGGCACCGGCTACTGTTCGATCGGCTACGACCCGGACTACTACTGTGCTGGTAAAGGCGAGATCGCCCTCCGTTCTCATGGCCCTCTCGATATCCTCCCGATCGGCCTCCCGCACGACCACAGTATCCAAAAGGCATATGCGGTCGCCATCAAAGTCCCCACGCCCTACCACCAAGTCATCGAAATGTTCCCGGACTTCCGCGATCAGATCCGCCCCACCACCGAGATGAAGGGCCGCGGCACCGTCATGGCCCAATCGGTCAAGTTCGCTTCGGCCGTCCTCAAACGTTTCGGTCCGACCGCGATTCAGGAACGCGAGCCGATGCCGTGGGCGATGACGGATTTATTTTACATTTATATCGACGACCGCACCGTCAACCGCACCGGCAAAACCATCGCCATGGGCGACCCCCACACCTCCTGGGAGTACTTCGTCCCTTCTGTCGGCGATCTGATCGAGACCGGCCGCGACGACGAAGGCAAGTCCGTTTACAAACAAGCGACTCCGGAAGACTGCCGCTTCTATCCGAACCGCCGCCGGATCATCTGCACCGATAATTTAATCCTCACTCCCGACCCGACTCTCCAGGTCAACCCGGCCTGGCACGGCAAGGTCCCCGTCGTTCAATTCCGCGCCGATGACTGGCCTTGGATGTTTCTCGGTTTCCCCCTCTCCAAAGCCGGAATGCTGCTGGAAAAAGCCAATACCGAGCTCCTGCGCGGCATCGTCGATATGATGAACGTGCGCCTCTCCCCACCGACCGGCTACGATCGTAACACCATGGCCCGCTCCCTAGCCGAAACCATCAATCTGCGCGTCCCCAACCAACGCCTCGGCCTCGATTACGGCCTGGGTGGCGACCAATTCAAACCCCTCCTCCCGGTCGAGTTCCTGAACGTCCCCTCCAACATCCCGGAATTGATCACTCAAAACGAAGCCCGTCAGACGCACTACATGGGAGTGGCCGACGCTTCGGCCCTGACCCGTGCCCGCCAGCTCCCGGCCGGAGATTCCACCGACCGCTTATTAGAAGCCCTCGGTCCTCTGGTTAAAGATATGTCCCGGAACATGGAGCTCTCGGTCACCGGGATTGGCGAGATGTGGGTTCCGCTCGTGTTTCAGTGGTGGAAGGCGGGGAAGCGTTTCCAGATCTTTGGTGAAGACGGACTCGTTGAAGAGGATATCGATTTCAACCCCGGTTCTCTGGTCCCTCAGGACGTTCTCTCTCTCCCCAAACACTCCTCCTACTTTGAACGCGCCCGGAAACATTGCGCTCATTTCCACTATGCGATCGAGCCGTACAGCCTGCACGAACTCAATTCGATGACACGGAAGATGGCCTTCCTCCAGCTTTCCCGCTCCGGCTTCCCGATTTCCTGGAAGACCCTAGCCCGAGTATGGGATGTCAAGAACTTCGACTTCGACCCCAAAGATACCGATCCGTCCAGCCCGAATTTCGGCAAGAGCCTCCAGGGAGAGTTCCCGATCTGGCTGGCCCAACAAGAGATTATGGCTCGAATCGCAATGGCCACGGGAGGCGGAGGCGGTAAAGGGAAAGGTCCTCAAGGACGTCCTCCTACGGGTCAGCAGCCGCCTTCTTTGGAGCAAAAAGGCGGGTTTGGTGGGCGCTCCACCATCCGCGAATCCAGGAGGTAGCTTATGCCCGAACAGGGTCCGATGAAATTCCGCAAGAAGCCAATCGTTATCGAAGCCATCCAACTCCGCTGGGATACCTGGGGTGCGGTCTGCGACTTCGTGCCGCGTCCCTGGTTCCTCTCCGGCGTTTATCTCGATCCAGATGGCAAGGAAACGACCGATACCAACGGCCGCTGCGGGCTGCGGATGAAGACCCTCGAATCCGAAGAGTTTATCGCCCAAGAAGGGGATTGGATTGTGAAGGGCATCGGTGGAGAATTTTATCCAGTCCGCGACAATATTTTCCGTGAAACCTACGATCCTGTCGAATGAGGAGGTGAGCGATGCCCGCCCAACGATTCACCAAAAAAGCGAACACGCCGAAACGTCGTCGGCAATGGCAGCACGTTTATGACTCTGCCCTCCGCCGCGGGGCTTCCGAAGGCTCCGCGATTGCTCAAGCCTCCGGAGTGATTAAAAGATCTCGCCGTCGAGGGGGGCGCTCCCGTGGCCGCCGATAACGGAACCGCCAACACCGGCAATACCGGCAGCGTCGCCAACACCACCTTGGTCGTCCACCACCCCGTCGCCGACCTGGACCGCCTCCTCGCCGAGATTCACCGTATCCAGTTCACGGGTTCGATCACCCTCAATTTCTCGCAAGGCTCCCCCTCTGGCACGGTTGAGGTGAAACAAAAGGTTCAGGCCAGCTTTTTCGAGATTTCCGGCTTCTTGAACGGGTAAGGCTGGTTTGATAAAATAAGAATCATTGAAAATTTCCCCTTGACATTCCCATCTCCTCAATCCTACCTTTTCCCATTGTACGAGTTGGGAACTTGAAGGATCGTTCTTAGAGAGAACATCGGCCCTTTAAGAACGGTATCCGCAGAAAGCCCATTCCTGTGAGTCGCGTGCTCACCGGGATGGGCTTTTTTATTTCCCATTTCGTAGCGATCCCCAGTACCGATAGCCCACCGGCTGTCGGGGAAAGGAGGCTCCCATGATCGGTCATTTTGAGTACGCCGAGCGCGGGCGTCGTCGAGGGCGTCGGCGCGGCCGGAAGCGGTAGGTTCCTGTCCGTGTCAGTTGTCCGGGACCGTTCTTCCCGGACTGTTGTGAGGGAGAGGGGCCCGGTTCCCACCCATCAGGTTCCAGTCTCCTCTCCTTCGTTCATTCTTCTTTATTCTTTTTCGCTGGAGTATTCGATGAGGCACACGGGGATGACTAAAAGCGGCTTGAAGCGGGGACGCGGTCGCTCGAAAATCCGCACGCCCATGTACACCCGAATCCGCGGTAGAGGACGTAAACGCTAACATGGCGGTCGAGACCCCATCCACGCCGGACCCTCAATCCGGAGCGTATGGTGGTGTGCGGCAAATGACCGGTGACGATGGTATGGCCGGTGCGTCTCCATCTCCAGTCCAAGCCGATCCGGCACAGATGCTCGCCGGAGTCACGTCTCAACTTCGACAAGCCGACCAAGCCGTTAGCGAGATTGCCCGTGCTTTTCCGCAGGCTGCTGCCGAGGCCAGACGCGCGCGTTCGGCACTACGTTCGCTGCTTCAGAAAGTTGTCAGCGAACCCGGAGGAGGCGCTCCTGCCGCGCCTGTAGGTGAGGTATGAAAGGTTTGAGTCGCGAGCGGCCCCATCGGTCAGGGCCGCCCTTGGAACACGATCTCACATCGCGACACGACAACTCACGGCGTTTCACGACAACGCGCGCCACGACACCGCACGACGATACGCTTCTCGGATTCGTCTCGCATCAACTCATCTCGCCACGACCCGGGTCGGCCCTCGTATTCAGTATCGGGATCGCGATCCACATTGTATCCCAACGCGCCGGTCTCAACAACCCTAAATCCGCTGGTTATCAACCAAGAACGGATGGAGGACTGAGGTTATGCCTGTAGACACCAAAAGAGTTCAAGAATTGATCGATGAGTTAGGTCTCGAAGGCGCGGACAAAGACTATTTCGCCCGCGTTCTCACCACCAATGAGAAGGCGGGCGTTGCTTTTACCGGGCAGAGAGAGAGGCACGATAGGTTTACGCAGAAGACTCAAGAACTCTCTCAGAAAGAGAAAGAGTTGGAACAACGTGCCAATCAGCGCGACTTGGAGTTAGCGCAACAGTTAAACGCGGCGGAGGATCGCATCCGCAAAATCATGGCCGACTATGAGACTTCCGAGATCTCTCGTACTAAAGCAGAGACACTTCTTCGCCGTGTCAAAGAGATTTACAATTTGAGTGACGAAGACATACCGAAGCTCTCCGAGCCTCCCAAGCCCAAAGACACTCCTCCTCTCGACATCGACAAGAAGTTCAGCGAGTTCAAGGACACACTCCTCAAGGAACTGGCTCCCAACTTCCGCGCCCTCCCTCGAATCAACGTCATTCAGGCAGAGATTTTTGAGAGGCACCGCGAGCTTACCGGCAAGCGTCTCACCCAGCGCGAAATGGAAGAACTGATGGCCGAATCCATGAAAGACAACGGTCCGACTCTCATGGAAGCTTGGCGCGAAAAATACAAGATCGCCGATATCGAGAAGAAGAAGGAACGCGAGGAGTGGTCCAAAGAGGACCGGCAGAAGTGGGAAGACGAACAGAAAGCCAAGAACAGCGAAGAAGCGATGCGGCAAGTCCGCTCCACTCCCGACGGCCGCACTCAACACCTCTCTCCGGTCTTCCGCGAATACAAACGGCACGAAGACGGCACCTTCGCTTCTCAGCAAGCTCCGGATAAGGACAAGAACCGTCCGGCCGACAGAGTACCGGCAGTGCAGAATGGACAGAAGTTGAGCGGAGCCGAACGAGCGGCGAAGAGCTTCATCGAAAGAAGACAGGCGGGAGTGCCTCTGGGGAAAGAGGCTGTTGGGAAAACCTAGCGCGAGGTATAGTGGGCGCGGAGGTTTGAGAGATTATGACGGAACGGGACAAATTGATCTGGGCAGCCGGGTTTTTTGATGGGGAAGGCTGTGTCTCAATTGTTCGCAACATCGACAAGCGGCGACCTAAAGATGGGCATGTTCTGGAATATGAGAGGTTCCAACTCGTCGCTGTGGTCGTTAATAAAGCGCGTGCTCCGCTGGATGTCTTTGTCGAGTTGTTCGGAGGCAGCCTGCGGACACAGAAAGCCACCAATGGCTCGACGTACTGGAAGTATAAGCTGCATGGGAAAAAAGCCGTGCCGATGTTGGAGCGCCTTCTCCCGTATATGCTCACGAAGCGCGAAGTCACCGAGCTCGGTCTCCGATTCGAGGAGTACTTGGAAGCGACGACTCCGAAGCCCACGGTGTACCGCGACGAAGAGTCATTGAGTGTGCTACGTGTGTTCCATGAGCAAGCACGAGTTATGAATATGCGGAACAAAGGCGGCATGAACTATGTGGAGGCGGAGTCTTCTATTTCAGATGTAAAATATCATCAAAAAGGAGGCTTATCGGGCATTAATCTAGTACATTAGATTTTGTCCGTAAGTAATTGATTCTGTGGCAGATCCTCTATTGGACGAGATCAACCTTTCGACCTTGCCGGAGATAAATGATAGTGCAATAGAAGACGAGTTCTTTCTGGGCAGTGTCTTCCAGGCCCACCTCCGTTCCAAATGCCTCGTTCCCTTCACCGGAGGCGCGTTCACCCGCAACCTCCAGCTCTACGCTCCATTGAACGGCGGTGCGTACCCGAAAGGCATTGGCGGCTTCAACCTCACCAAACCCCAGACTCTCTCCGGAACCGTGTTCGATCCGCGCTACTACTGCGTGATGATCATCGAATACCTGGAGGACATCGATGTCTTGAACACCGGAGATCTATCGGTCTTCTCTCTATTGGAAACGGATGTGGCCAACGGTTATCAAACGATCTCCGCCATCATGGCCCTGGAAGTCCAGCAGAACGGGGTCCTCGGAGCGCGTGCGGGTGTCAACATCAACGGCTGGGTGGAGGCGCTCAATGACGGGGTTCTCCCCTCCTACGATGGCAACGTCTACACCAACTACGGGACGGCTGCGCGTAATGGCGCTGTCAAACGCGCTCTCAATGGCAATGTCTACTGGGGCGGCAAGACCGACGGCACTCCCGGCTCGATCCAGTATCCGCAGTTGAACGCGATGTACAATCTGGCGAAACGCGGGCGCGACGAACCCGACCTGATCTGCGGCAACAAGCCCATCATCAGCTTTGTCGAGAACCGTATCCAGCCACTCCAGCGTTTCGGCCAGGACGCGGCGAGTGTTCGCGATCCCTACTTCGGGGCCACCGGCTTCCGCTTCAAGAACGCGGTGGTGATGATCGACGATTATTTCCCGTCGAGTTTTGGACCGCCGTTCTCCGATAGCTCGAACTTCGGGTTAGGCTCGAACCTCACGGCGGCCTTCACGAACCCGTTAGCGGCGACCGGAACTCCGGCCAACAACTTCCCGAACTCGACTCAGGCGGCCAATCTCACTCCCGGAGAGGTTTTGAATATGTTCAACACCTCGCGGATTCGCTTCCGGGTGTCCAATTCCCGTGAGTTTGGCTTCAACCCGACCGACTTTATCCGCTCGCCCGATGACACGCGCGTCGCGAGTCAGTTGAAGGCGGCGGTCAATATTGAGTTCACAGCCCCCTGGAGCTCGGTCCAGGGCTACGGATGGAATTCGTAGTATTGAGGTCTTTACAGTGTAAAGTTCAAATCGAAGACAAACGATAACTCCGAAACGGATCGGGTGTCTTGCTGAAGTGGAGGTGTTCTCGTGCCTATCTCTGATCCTGGCGACCTCAAGGTCACCAGTAAGTTCTACAACGATATCGATGACCCCTCTCCAGGGGCCAGTCTCTCAACCGCGGACGTTTCCGGATCGATCATCCAGCCCTATGGCGGCCAGGTCGGCAAGCCTCTCACTCTAACCGGCCCCATGGCGGCCCAACACTCGAACCCTGCCGTCGGTACACTGTACGAGGGCCGCTACCAGTATGTCCGGACCAAAGCCGGATCTACGGTCGCTCCCGTCCGCGGCGGACTCTGCTTCTGGGACGACTACGAGAATATAGTCGTTACTCCTGACGCGACACAAGGCAATATTGGCAACTTTGCCGGAGTCTACCTGCGTGCCAATACCAAAGGGCGCTGGTGCCTGATCCAGACCTCCGGGAAAGCCACCGTCAATTTCATCGCCGCCGGGACCACCAAAGACGGCTCGGTGGCGGGTGATCTGGTCGTCGTGGATCTGACCCCAACCAATTTTGCCGACGTGCTGGCGGATGCGACCAATCTCACCTCGCCACGGGCGAAGGCGATCATCGGGATTGCGATCGAGGCTCCAGATGCCGGTGGCCTCTTTCTGACCCATCTGTTCCCGCTGCGTCAAGTCTTCGGCGGAGGAGCGTTCTAGTATGGCGGGCACTTTACCTGATTACCCAACGGTTCCGGGGAACAAGCGCGTTTCGGTCACGACCATTCTTGGCCCGGCGCATTACGCGACGATCGGTATTGCCACGCCGCCCACCGGAGGTCAGTTGATTCACGCGCGGGATCTCGGCTTGATCGATATCGACTGGGCGTTCGGCTCCATGTCCAACAACGGGCAGTATGAGGCGATCGTCTGCTATCCGAACAATCCCGTTGGTCCGGTCGAGTCGATCCGGCTGATGTGGAGACTGGCGGCCACCGGAGCGCAGCTCGCGAATGAATCGACGGCAGCCGCAGCCCTGACGGTTCGTATTGTAGCTAGCGGTAACTAAAAGAGGTGTCGAGATTTGTTTCAGGACTACTGGCAAGATCTCTGTGCAAGTATACCGAGGCTTCCGCCCTCGCACGCGCAGATCCTTGTCAACCGGGCGTGGGCGGATATCCGGGACTTCCGGCTGTGGTCGTGGCTGGTCCCAATCGGCTATATCACGACCCCGGCCGCCATCACCGTTGGTGTCGCTAATGTCACGTTAGGTTCGGTATCGGTCGTGGTGGATGCGGCTGCGGCTGCGGCTTTGAACTCCGTCGTCGCGGCCAACCCACCCCTCTTCAGCACTCAGGTCGGTGTCGGCCGCCAGTTCCGTCTCGCATCGCAGACTTCCGGCACACCAGGCCCGTTATACAACCTGGTCAACTACAACAACGGCACGCAGACGCTCACTCTGGATCGTGTCTACGCCGAAGCCAACGCGATCAATCAACGATTCACCGTTTATAAAGCCTATTATCAGGCTCCTCCTTCTGACGGGTCCTCCGCTCCGGACTTCTTGCGCTACTTCACCGTGACCAACCCGGCGGGGGGCTATACCATCCGTGGCCGGAAGCTCTACTACACCCAATCGCAATTGAACCGAACCGACCCGCAACGCGGGGCTACCGGGGATACGTACATCCTTGCTTCCTATCTGGATGACCCGGCTTCCGGCAACGTCGTCCACGAATGGTATCCGCACCCAGTCCATTTGCGCGTCTATACCTGTATCTACCAGAAACGCGGTCTGCCCTTATCGAACACCATTGATGTTCCGAAGACCTTCCCGGCGGACCTGTTGATGGAACGCGCGTATATGTACGGGACAAAGTGGGCCCTCCGAAACGTGGCGACCTTCCCGGAATTGCAGCAGACCAACTGGGTGGCGGCTTATCAGATCCACAAGCAGGATTTCAAGGAGAGACTGATCCAAGTGATCAAACAAGACGATGAGACCTCACCGTTGGTCGCGTTTCAACAGGGCGGGATCTTCGACATGCCCCTCGGCGGTCAGTTCTTACAGTCGCATGATATTTCGCGTCTTGTCGGAGGATTGGATTAAATGGCGTCCCGGGTGTATCCTTATTTGCAATCCACAAGAAGTCGTGGATTCACTCTCACTCCACAACAACGGGCGGTTGGACAGGTTCCGTGGGTGCAATCGCCCTTCTTTTTCTCCCAATATCCAAGGAGGTTCTCTATGCCTAAAAAGCAGGGCTCAATTCGCAGCCCGATGACGAAGGATATCCAGGCGAATCCGTCTCACCGAACGCCTTCGACTGAAGGGACCACAGAGGTCATGAGAGGGACAGCCCCTAAACCGGCTCCAATCTCTTCACCGAATCGATCCGAGGCAACGGTGGATACGGGACGTAAATCTTATAATGACCAAAAGCGTGATTGAGGGGTGATCTCTGGCAGTCTACAGTCAGACTACTTTAGCGAGCGCGGCCCAGCAACTCGGCGTAAGGCTGAACGACCCGGACCACATTTACTGGCCCCTCGCTGAAGTCTACTCCCGCATTCTTGAAGCCCTCCGTATTTTCAATTCCCTGACAGGCTACTATCGTGAGAGGGTGACCTTCCCCACTATTGCGACTCAACCCTTCTATGACCTCCGCACCCTCTTCCCGTCCGAATACGCCTTCTCGATCACCGACAACCAACTCCTCTCTGACATCCAACGCCACTTGATCGAACCGGTGACGAACCCTTGGACCGGCACCTCTCAGTTCTCTATCGCGGATATCTCTGAGGCGCTTCAAACCGTCCGTGATGAGTTCCAGTTGGCTACGGGTATCCATACGACCCGCCTCGCTCCAATAGCTGTCGGAGCGTTATCATCCCGTATTCCTTTAAACCAGTCTGTTATCGATGTGCGCCGGTCGGCTTGGAAAGATACTGCCTCCGGTATCGTCTATCCATTGGTCCGAACTGACGAATACGCTGCCAACGCTTATTCTCAGAACTGGGCTCAGACGTTCGACCTTCCGTTCGCGTACTCGATCGCCGCTTCACCACCCATCACTTTGCAATTGATACCGCCGAACCTGCTTGCGGGATCGCTCGACCTCTGTGTGAACCCGTCGGGTCCGGCTCTCATTTGTAACCCGATCTCCCCAGCCCTCGTCGGCATCCCCGATGATTTGGTCTGGGGGGTCACCTGGGGAGCGTTAGCCTGCCTCCTGGCCCATGACTCACCTTCCAAAGACGCCATGCGGTCCCAGATTGCCGAGGAGCTGCACGACCTAGCCATCGTTGCTGCGCGCTCCCCGGTGTCCTCTTTACTCATGAGTATCGCCGGAGCTCCGCTCGGGATCGAGAGTTTAGAGGACACCGATCGTTATCGTCCCAATTGGCCACAAACCTTGGACCGGCCGGAGATTGCCGCTTATGTATCGCCGAATCTATTCGCGCTCGTCCCTGTCCCGAACGCCATTTATACCGTGACTGTGGATCTGGTCCGCAGCTTCCCGGTCCCTGATCCGCTCAACCCCAACACCACCTATCTTCAAGTTGGAGCGGAATTGATCGATCCGATCCTCGATATGGCTCAATATCTGGCCTCGTTCAAAGAAGGCACCTCCGAAATCCAAGCCGCCCTTCCCGGCCGTCAACGGTTCATCGAACGCTGTGGGTTGATGAACCAACGGCTCCGGGCCAACGCCACCTATAACCGATTGTTGGATCAACCGGCCGCGCGGCAGTCCTTCACACTACCTCGGATCATGCCGGATACGAAAGCACCGGAGGTGGTTGGTGCCTGAAGTCCTTCGTAAACCTCAAAAGCTCGCCTCTAGAGGTATCGGTCTGCGCTATCCTCCGGATCTCACTCCCGAAGGTCTCTATCCGGCTCTGACCAATATGGTGTCGCGGACGAACGGCACCATCGAACCCCGCCGCGAGGTCACGCTTCTCAACCCATATCCTGATCCTGTCCATTCCATGCGTCGATTAAACGATCCGGCGATTCCTCAGTCCGTATTGATCGCCGGTTCGGGTCAGAAGCTTTTCCGTGACGCGGTGGAATGCGACCCGGGCTTTTCCGGCTTGCCTCTCGCTATGGTCCCGCTACGTCCGGCCCAATCGCCGTCGCCGTGGATGTATGTCATGGATGGAAAACAGTCCAGGAAGATCCGTGCCTCCGGACTTCCGGCCTGCTATGAAGTGGGAATTGCCCCTCCCGTTCAGCCACCAGTCGCGAGACGGGTTCCGCCGAACTTCTACCCATTAACGACCGCCGATCCTGTTGGTCCATTCACCAACGCCAGTCCTCCACCATGGCATTCGCGCGGGACGGCGAGCGCCAACGCCAGTTTTAGCCGGATCAACACCACTATCAGCGCCATTATCTATGATGCTTTTACCTCCGGCTGGTGTTCGATCATTCCGGCCACATTTGACACGAACATCCAAGTCGGCGCTCTGGCCATCCTAAGTACGGACACAACGAATCCGATCTTGATCCGGGAAGTTCACCCGGCCGTCACCGCCACGACCATCTCCAAGATCCTCTACGATACGGGTGCGAGTGGACCCTGCTCGATTGTTCCGGCCAACGGGGAGCTCCTCGAAGCCAATTCGGTTGTTCAGATTGGTGCGGAACTTGTCCGAATTCGATCCGTCACGGTCGGTCCAGATGGCCAGAAATCCTTCAGAACGGTGACCGCGAACCCGCATGTGGATGGAGAGGCGATAACCGGTGTGGACTCGTTTCGGACCTCGACGGTTCTGCCGCACATCGCTACGGAAACGATCAAGGCCAACGCCTACATTTTTAATGTGGCCTCGGCCGCACCCCCGAATATCGGCTGGCTCTATCTCAACTTCGATGGCAGCTTCGGAGCGGATGGCTCCCCGATCGATTTATCCGCCCTCGGTGGCCGGACCGTCTCTCCGGAAGACTTCATCCATATCTCCTTGGCGCTATCGGGAACGTTCACCAGACTCCGGGTCTACTTGAATATCGACGCGACGTTCCCTTCCGGAACCACCGTCACCAACGCGCTGGTGAAAGAGTTCGACCCGGCCACGGTCCAGCTCCCGTGGACGGAACTCCTCTTTAAAATCTCCGATATGGAACGGATTGGCACCGGAGCCATGCGTTCGTTGCAGACGGTAACGGGGCTGATCGTGGAGGTCTCGGCATCCTCCCCATCCGCGGTGAGTATGAGTTCCTGGTGGATCGGCGGCACCTACGCACCCTCTTCTTTTGGTGCGCTCGGCTACACCTATTATTACCGCTACCGATCTTCCCTCACCGGAGCGTACTCCAATCCCTCTCCACCGACACGCACTCCTCTCGGTCTTCTCCGGGAGGCGGCAAACCTGGTTCCGATCGCCTCATTGGACGATCAGGTAGACACGATCGATCTCTTCCGCTTCAAGAACCTCTCTTCAGGTGAAAATGCCCTCCCGCGCCGTGTCGTCTCCATCCCCAACTCCGCTGCCGCTCTGGGAGGCAATGATCTCATCTCCGATGCCGCTGCGGAAGTAAACGAGACCCTCGATTTCGAGCATTTCCAACCCTTCCCGGTATCCGACCTCCCGCACTCCGGAACCTGCGAAGTCTCCGGCGTTCTGGTCCACCGTTTATCGGGTGACCCCTTCAACATCCACTGGCAGGCCGGATCTCAGGTTTTGATCAACGGTGTGGCCTATACCCTCTTCGCTCCTCCGATCGATACCGATACGTTGGAGCTGACCGAAAGCGCCGGAGCCTTCAACTCCACGTCCTTCTCCGTTCCAGAAGCGACTTTGGGCGGTCAATCGATGCCCTGTTTGTGGGGTCCAGACCCTCTCACTGGCGTTGTCTTTGCGTGCGGCCACCCTCTCATGGGAGGGACTTTATCCTGGACCCGCCCCTACGATCCGGACGGCGCGTCCGACGCGGACACGCTGGAGATCACCTCCCCGTCCGAACCCTTAATGAACGGCTTCATGTATGACGGCCGCTCCTACGTCTATACCACCGAGCGCCTCTTCCTCCTTTACGCCCAACGGATCACCGATCCCAACGGCAATCCGCGCCTCCAGTACGCCGCTCAAGAAGTCCCCAATCACAAAGGACTCTCCTGCCGGTACGCCTCCGCGGTCGGCGATCTGTTCTGGGCTGTCAACAAAGACGGTGTGTACCAGCAATCGGAAGCCATCACGACGGAGGGTCTCCACCCTCTCTTTCCGCATCAAGGTGAAGTCGGTGTGGAGACCAACGGATATAAGCCGATCGACTTTACGAAACCGAACGAAATCCGGCTGTTCTTCACTAAAGGGGCGCTTTACCTCCTTTACAAAGATACGGATAACGTCCGGCAGATGATGGTCTACGATCGCAAGTTATCCCAGCCGGGCTGGTTCCCGCGCACCTTCCAAGTGATCCCCTTATGCGTGTACGAAGAAGAAGGTCAAGTTCCTCCGTTACCGACCTCTCCTCCGCGCACTCTGCTGGGTGCCGGTGGTCCGATCGTTCCCGACACTCCCATCGCCTTTGACTTCATCACCCGCGCCGAAGACATGGCCGATCCGCGTCTTCAGAAACTCTTCTTGGACCATATGATCGATCTGGACCCCAAACAGGGAATCACCATCACCCCTCATATTTTATTTAATAACTTAACGGTGGATCTTCCGTTCGCTCCAGCAGTCATCGCTGGTCTGCGCCAACAAATCCCGATCTCGCAGCTTCCCGGAACCGACCTCTCTCTTTACCGCAACGCCGCCCTCAAACTAATCTCCCAGTACGACCCGAACACCCACACGCCACCGGTCTTCTATGAATACGAGCCGAACGCCGTCCTGCAACCATACCTCGCACGCGTTATGTCCAGTCCCAACTTCATCACCCTCGGCTTCACGACCTATGGCCACCTCCGCGACAGCTATTGGTGCTGGATCTCCACCTCCCCGATTACCGTGGTGATCAAAGCCAAAGACCTCGACAACGAATATACCTACACCTTCCCCATCCCTTCCTCCTCGGGGAAGGTCCGGAAGCAATATTTCCCGTTAAAGGCCCTCAAGGGCTTGGTGTTTTACTTTTCAGCCGATGCGGCCTCTCCCTTCGCTCTATTTACTGAAGAAACGATTGTCCGGGCGAAGGAGTGGGGATCGAACGCGGCGTTCATATCGGCGAAACCGTTTCAAGGGCAATCGCGTTGAAGGACAGGATGAAGGATTGAATGCGTATTGAAGTGTTTCAACTGCCCCCAGGATACCCATGCCTTCGATCACGACCCCTGGTGGAGACAACTCCTCTGCCGGTCGTGTATCGAGAAGATCATTCTGGAGTGGCAGGAGCGGAAGTCCATTATCGAGAACGAGAAGAACGCTCTAGCCGAGAACTTACTCCTCACCGACATGGAGCACACCGTCGAAGTCTTCTCCATTCATATGGCCGAAGAAGATCACGGCCAAGATACCTGGAACCGTCTCGACGCGCTGGTCCAGTCCCAGTACGTGTGGCTGGCCCGTTATCTGTTGGACTTCCTGAAGACATCACCATTCCGGTTGACCAGGAAGTAGAGGAGACCCATGCGCCATCTGACCATTGATATCACCGATCAAATGGAACTCGACCTGGCCGATGCCGGTTTAACGATCGGACAGGTGTTGATCTCGATCCAACATCAAGTCGCGGAACTGGCGGATCGGAAGCGGGCGGAGAAGCTGGCGCAGCAGATCCTGAAACTCCCACCCGCCGAACGGCAGGAGATCCAGACACTCATTCAACGGAACGGGAATACCAGCAAGAAAGAAGAACACGTCAGTTAGGGGGACATCATGGCGATTGCGGGTCCAGGTTATGTCGGCCGTTATGTAAAGGGCGACCTCATCGAATGGAAATTCACCATTCTTGTTGCGGATGTGCCATCCACGCTCGGCACCCCTGCGATCCGTGTCTATGAAGAAGGCAACGCGACGGAGTTCATCGGAGCCTCGGATGTGTTCACGGTAGATTACGACGGTAAGACCGGCTTATGCCGAGTCCAGTTGGACACTTCCGACAGTGGCTACAACGCAGGTAAAGCCTACGACGTGTTTATCTCATCGGGTGCAGTCGGCTTGACAAGTTTCGTTGGTGCGTGCGTCGGCCACTTCGCTCTTCTGCCCGAACCAGCGGACTTACGTGCAGTCAATGGTGGCTCGACCGGCGCGACGGCGGGTAAAATGGAGCTGAAGCAACTGAAATTGGCTGGTGTAGGTGTAACTGATGCTGATGTACCTCTTGTAATCACAGCGGACAACGATGCAATTCGAGTAACACCCGGTGGCAATAAGGTTGCATTAAACGTGACTCTGGGTAACGGTGGTGTCGGGCTGCAGATGTACGGAGGTACAAGTTCCTATGGAGCAGACATCGAGGTCGGCGCTAACGTCGCTTTCTTATCAACGAATAACGACTCCAGCGCAGCGGCGGTGACGATAACGAACTTTACAACTGGCGCTTCATTGGACGTGATTCCGCCGGGCGGTGATGTGCTAAAGATTACCCCCTCTGGTACGGGTAAGGCGATCGACGCCCTTGGTCAGATCTACGTCAAAGCGCCAATAGGGGCATTTGATGCTGCGGTATGGCTAGACTCTACAGCCGCAGACGGAGCTGGTCTTAAATTGACGGGAGGTGTTGGACTTGATATACACGGTGATGGTGATAACGGTGCGGATGCCGTTGTTCTTACAGGTAATCGTAGGTCTATCGATGCAATCGGTAGAGTTACTATAGAAGGAGTAGGAACGGACGATAGTACAATCGAGCTATATCCGACGGGAACTGGAAAAGCTATCGATGCCCAAGGTCAGGTCCTGATAGCTCCCACGAACACGAACGACGACGCGATCAAGCTCGTCCCCAACGGCACCGGCCAGTCCATCAACGCCCCGGTCGAAGGGTTGATCGGTATCATCGAATCGCTCCGCCTCGCCAACGCCGTTCTTGGCGGCAAGATCACCGGAGGCGGAACCACGACGGAGACTTTCCGCGATGTCAACGATACCAAAGACCGGGTGATTGCCACCGTCGATGCGTTTGGCGACCGCTCGGCAATCACACTGGACCTTGCATGAAGACTTGCGCCATTTGTAACACTTCGTTCAACACACGCTGGTCATTCCAGGTCTACTGCTCGAAGGAGTGTCTCGCGGAATCTGGCCGTCGCAACGCGAAGAGGTGGCAACACGACAACTATGAACGAGCTATTGCGCGGATCAAGAAGTGGAGGGAGGCGAATCCTGAAAAGGTGAAGTCCTATGAAGCGAAATTGCCTATCGAGCGGCGACGTGAGATCAAACGCAACTATGCTCGTCGTCATCTAGCCGAGATCCATGAGAAATCACGTATCTGGCGTCACCTGAACCCGGAGAAGGCTCAAGCGCAGAGCAAACGGTACCGGACTCGGAGAAAGGAAGCTGGAGGCCGGTTTTCGGATGCAGAGTGGAACCTTTTGCTTTGGGTCTTCAAAGGTCGGTGTGCTTATTGCTGGCAGGTTCCGGACCGGTTGGAAACAGACCACATCATTCCGCTCTCTAAAGGAGGTACCAATGACATTGAAAACATCCTCCCTGTTTGCAAGCAATGTAATGCCCAAAAAGGGGTGCGCGTAATCCACCCACTCGACGAGGAACTCCTTATATGTCAATAATTTGTGGAGACGGATTCGACCACTACTTCAACGGCGGGGCTCCCGGAAGCCCCCTTGCTCAAAAATGGGATGTGGTCATCGGCAGCGGCATCCCCCAGATCGTGCCCAACGACGATGACGCCCAGACCGGCCGCTTCGGAACCAACGCCATGAAACTGCGAACCGATCCGGCGCGGTATGTCCAGCGGAACCTGCCGAATCTCGCGACCTTCGGGCTGGGCTTTGCCATCCGTCCCACCGTCATGACCATCTTCTCCTATCCGATTGTGGAGTTCCGTGATTCTAGCCTCCGCCAATTGACCCTGAACCTCCGCTCCGATCTGAGGCTGGAGATCCGCAATTATAACGGAGCCAATAATCCCGTCTCCACACTCGCGATTTCCGATACGTCACTCATTGGCAACACCTGGAACTACGTTCAAGTCAAGGTCACTTTCAACGCGACCACCGGGAGTGTCGAGGTGCGCTTCGGAGATGTCACCGTCATCAATGTCTCCCCCGTCGTCACCCGCAACACCGCGAGCGTCTTGAACGGCATCACCAACTTCATTTTTGGCTCCTCCACCGATGGCGGCTCTAGCGAAGCCTATTATATCGACGATGTGATCTGCTGGGACACGGCCGGTGGGATTCACGACGACTTTCTCGGCGACGTGCATATCCAAGCCCTCCTGCCCGACGCCGACGGTCCCGTGACCCAGTGGACTCCGCAAGGCGCGGGAGCCAATTATCAATGTGTGAACGAAAACCCTCCCGACGGCGATACGACCTATGTGGAGTCCTCCACTTCCGGCAATAAGGATCTCTATCACTTCCCGGATGTTTCTCCGCCCAACCCGTCTCAGGCCCGGATTGTGGCGGTGTTGCAGAATATCGACTGCCGGAAGACCGGAGGGGGAACAGAACCCATCCAGGCCACCTGCCGGTCCAACACCAGCGATTTCGACGCGCCGTCCAGTTTCGAGCCGGGTTCCGACTATCATATTTTCCAGTTCCAGAACTTCACAGTCTGGGAGACGGACCCAGATGCCGGTGTGGAGTGGGACATCGCCCGGTTGAACGACGCCAACGCGGCGACCCGGGCTTATTTTGGCCATAAATTACCGTAGGATAAACGATGACCGATCGTGTCAGTCAAAACGGCCGCGAAGATATTCTCCAGAGCACCACGGCCGACACGACTCAAGAGAGTCGCGAAGACGTGATTCAGAGTACGGATGCGTTGGTTACTCAAGATGGTATCGAGCTGGCCGAACAAAGCGGCAAGGTTCAAGTCACTCAGGATATTATCGAACTGGCCGAGGCCGTGTCGGTCAACCCGCCTATTCGAGTGACCGAGGAGGCTCTGGAGGTCGCTGATATCAGCCGGACTGCCATCGTGACTCAAGAGGCTTTGGAAATTGCCAATCGCAGCCTGAGATCCCGGGTGACTCAGGATATTCTCGAACTGGTCTGGGCCCATACCCAACCCGCGCTCGGCTCGATCTGGGTCATCCATTGACCATGTTAAGGAGGAGGACGATGTGTCCTACATCTCATCACGCTTTTTCACCGCACGCTTCTTCGGGGCGTTGTTCTTCGGCACTCCCGCCGAGCTGGTCCAGGTGACGGCGATGGGTAATCCTTTAGCCGTTCGTTCCTGGTATAGCGGGTTGTTGACCGATATTGTGAGTCCGATCGATCTGGCCACTCTGGTTAAAGACTTATACGCCGGTCTGCCCCAGCCGCTCCTGGTCGCCGATATCACGGCCTCGGAGCTGAAGATCCTGGCCCCGGCCGCCAATACGAAAAACGTGCTGGTCGGCGACGAGCAGTTGGGGATTGTGAACTTCGGCGACTCGATCGCTCCTGCGGCCACCCGCGAATGGGGGCCGTTCAATGTCTCCCGTATCCCACTCGCCAATATCTTCGTCATGTCGGCGGATGGGGTGACACCCGTAGCCTTGGGGATTCAAGCCTTCGTGGGTTAAAACATATGGTTGCCATTCTCCGTCCACCCACACTCCGCGGGACTCCAGACGAAGATCAGGAGAACGCCAACTATGCGGTGGAGATCCACAACGCTATTCTTCAGCTTGATCAGAAGCAGCAGCAACTCGACAAGACGCTAAAGTCAGTCCAGACGGCCATGGCACCCGCGACAGCAACAGCGGCTCCAGCTCCAGTCGCAGCTCCATCCGGGCATGTGGTTTCCAGTTTCAGTATTGTCGGGCCGCCGACCTCGGCGCTGATCTGGATCATCACGCATAATCTAGGAACCACGAATGTCCTGGTTCAGATCCGCCGGGTGTCCAACGGTCAACTAGTCACCCCGAACGTCCATGTAATCGACGCCAATGCCATCCGGGTCATCGTTCCAGGCGGATCGACGAATGCGTTTGTGGCGGTGATTCATGGCTGACATCTTCTTTGAGCGGCCTCAAGTCAACGGTGTGGATGTCGCCCTCACGTCGGATATCGCCGAGCTCCGCAATCTCGTGCTAGGACTCATGGAGCATACCGAAGAGACTTCGCCGGAGATCGGACTTCCCGGACCGAAAGGGGATAGCGGACCCCCAGGCCCGACGGGTCCTGCGGGCAGCAGCTCCACCACGGCAGGCCCTCCAGGCTGGGATGCCGACGATCCCGGCGAGCCTCTCATGATTCCAGGCCCGTGTGGCCCTACAGGTCCGCAAGGCCCCACCGGCCTCCCAGGCCCTCCCGGTCTAGACGCCGACCCTCCGGAGGAACCGCTCATGACGGGCTACATGCCAGTATCGCCCGGCGGCACCACAAAGTTCCTGCGCGCCGATCTGACTTGGGCCAGTCCTTCCGCGGGCTCCGGCGGCAGCATCCAATACGGAACACGTGCGAGCCTCCCGGCCGCCAACACCGTGTCCGCGGGGACGCTCTATCTGTGTACGGATTCACCCTATTCCTATCTGAGTGACGGATCGAACTGGCAAGCGTACATCTATGGCTACGCTGTCGTGGAGCCATCAGGTCTCACTAAAATCAACAGTGGTCCAACAACGACATTGAACACGACCTATGGGGGGTATCTCTTCTATTGCGCCTCGTCCGGGGACCAGGTCGTGAGCTATGTGATGGCTGTGACGCCATCCAACACGTTGAAGGTGACGCTCGGGTTCTTGGGCGCGAAACAGTGCGGTGTTGTCATCTACAACAGCAACAACAACAAGGTCTACTTCTTCCGCGTCATCGGCAACGGAGCCCCGTCCCCCACTACCGGGGGGTCCGTCTACAAGACCCTCTACACGAGCGACGGGGCCTCGGTCAGCAGCCCCAATGCCCAGCAGTCGGCCATCGGGTACTTAGGCTGGCCCTACGCCGCTTTCTACGTCAAGTTTGACGCGACCAATTTCTATGTCGGGACCACCCTTGGACCTGACGACTCTATTCCGGCGCTGGAGTATCAAATTTGTTCGGAAGCCCTAGCTACCAACATTGGGACCAATTACACCCACGTGGGTTTCGGCGTGAACAACAGCGGAGCCGACCAGTGGATCTGGGCGCAGCATTTGAAGATCGTGAGCACATGAGGAGGTATGGATGAAATGGGAATACGAATGTATCGTGACCTGCCTCAAGGCGTCGGAGGGAGGACCGGGTGGCATCTGGGCGACACTGAATAATAGCGAGAGCGGCTTCGAGCTGAGAGTGTTCTTCGAGAAGACCGACTGGAGTGTGGGTCAGAAGATCAAAGTCTACGTGCAGACGGAGACATAATTGCGGGGGTGATCTGAATGGCACGCATACCGAAGAGACTGGCGGGACCGGCGCTGGTGAGCAATGCCGCGGCAACGAAATACACTGTGCCTGCGCTCACAAAAACGGTGATCCGACATATTCACGTCTCGAATCCCACTGCTTCAGCGGTGACTTTCACTCTATCGATCGGCGCGGACGCAGCAGGGGTCCGATTATTTGATGCTTACTCGATAGCGGCAGGTGCAGTTCTCGATCACTATTGCTATTATATCCTGGATGTGGCTGAGATTATTCAGGCATTGGCAGGGACGACGAACGTGCTAACCTTAACGGTGGACGGTGATGAAATCGTTTTGGGTTGAGCGTGTTAGGTTATTTCTGAAGACGAGGTGCGACGTGTTACGCCCGTGATCCGAACCGATATGAGGTGAAGTCGAGCAGTGATGTGCGATGCAGCGATACGGGACGAAGCCGAGCAACTAACATAACCTAACACGTTCGATCCAGAGGTGAAAAGTGGCCGACTGGAAACATGACCCGACCATAAAATACGGGTATGACATCCTCAAGCAACTCGGAGGCGAACAAACCGATCTCGGCCGCCAAACTACCGCTCAAGGCGTCGGGATACTCGGGCCAGTATCCGACTACTTCCGCCGTTTGCTCGGAGGCGACACCAATGCTTTAATGCAAGCCATCGGTCCCGAAGCCGACATTATTGGCCAACAATTCAACGCCATCCGTCAGATGATTTCTCAGCAGCCTCGGGGTGGCGGCAAAACCTCCCAACTGGCCCAACTCCCCATCGAACAGTCGCGCGAACTCTCCGGTCTCGTCGGACAAGCTCGGCGCGGAGCTCCAGCGGGTTTAGAACAGATCGCTGGACTGCTCTCCCAACTCGGTGAACAGGAGACGGGACGTGGGTTTGCGGCTGGACCAGAGCTGGCTCAAATCGGCCTTTATGGACGGCAACAGGACTACGAACAATCGTGGGGACGGTTCTTCAAACAGCTCGCTGTCGGGGCGGTTGGAGGGGCGGGTGAAGGACTCGGCCTCGGCATCGCCAAACACTTCAAATTATTTTAGTTATGGGATTTTTAACCAACCTCGTCCGTGAAAAAGCCAAGAAGCAATTCGACGAAACGATCAGCGAAGGTGATAAGCTCCGATTTTTGATCGAGAACCATCCCGATCCAGAGATGAAGGGCAGATCCGCCGAAGCCCTCGTCAAACATTCCGGATTATCCGCCAAAGAAGGCCAGAATCTCCTCGCCCTCATGACCCACTTATCGAGTTCGATAGGACAAGGAGGCGAACAGCAGGTATCCGACACCGGAGGACCGCCGATGCTGTCGAAAGTGGCCGGTCCGGAAGCATCCACTACTGAGGAACTCCCTCCTGTCGCGCCTCCAGCCGGTCCATCTGGAGGTGGTTTCGTCCCGCTCCCTTCAACCACCTATGGCCAGGCCACACCCCGACCTATACCTGAAGGCGCTCGACCAACAGGCGATTGGCTCGCCGGAGAGTACGAGAGCGCCAACCCCGGCGGTGGACAGGTCCCTCTCCAACCTCGTGGCGATCCGGGATTGGAACGGATGGCCACCCCTACAGCCACTCCTCCACGCGAAAAAGGACCGGGATTCTTCGGGAGTCTTGGCCGGATTGGATTAGAGACTCTAGCCGGTGGTCTCTCTCAAGGGCTCACCGTTCGCGAACAACTCCAACGCGAAGCCGAGACTCGTCAGGCCGAAACCCGGAGGAAGGAACTCGAACAGCAGGCTGGACTACGGCGAGAGGAGATGGGCTATGAATCTCAACTCCGTACTCAAGAGGCTGTCAATCCTCAAGTCCGTCAAGCCAGAATCGACGATGCGGTCAACAGTTATGTCCGGCAGCGGCAGGCAGAAGAGAAGCTCAACGATATTCAAGCCGGTAAGTTGAAGGTCAAGTACAAAAATTACATCCAGGAAGAGATGGGTAAACTCCGACCTGGAGAATCCGATGATGATGCGTACCGCCGGGCCACCATGAAGATCAACGCCGAAACGGGTAAGGCGGCCTTCTACCCTCCGCCCACACCTCTCCGCGGCGACCGCTTTGCCGTCCCCGATGACCCAGCAAATCGACAAGGGGGGTGGCATTGGATGGAACGGGTGGGTGCGACAGCCGTCCCGGTTATCGATGAAACGACGGGCAGGCCATTGGCGGCTCCCATCCCAGCGTCCGAGAAACCACCGCTGGCCCCAGCGAATGTCCGGAGTGCGTTGTGGGTCCAGTCGCATCTGGCCGATCCCGATCCCCAAGTCCGTGCGGCAGCCAAACAATTGAACGATCGGGCCAACGCGGCGATTCAAGCTGCAGCGACTCAAGCCTTAGACCCGGAAACCTTACGCTTTTTAGCCGAACGTTCCTTGATTACCGGCAACGATCCCACTTTCGGCTTCGGTACAGCCGCGTCCAAGAACCGGACACAGTTTTTTATGGCTCAGGCCCAACTCGCTAGGGAGTCCGGCAACACCACAGCGGAGCTGATTGCCAATCAGAACATGGCGAAGGCAGCCCGGCAGGATCTCCCACGGATGCAGTTGCTCCTATCCCAAACCAGAGTGAACGAGGGAGCGGCCGAAGGGTATTTCAACCTTCTCACTAAAGAAGCGGGCCCTCGGATGGATGCGGAATCGTGGTCACTCGCTGTACCAGCGTTGGACTCTTGGATACGGACAGGAGTGGTGAAAGCAACAGGGAATCCCGCCGTCAACAACTATTTAACAGGTCTGACGGAAGCCCTAACCGAGTACGCCAAAGTTGTTGCTGGCCAGACTACAGGAGCAGCAGTAACCCAGGAGGCCAACCGGCAGGCACAGGGACTCATTGACCGCGGATTATCCACGGAAAGCGTCAACGATTGGGTAGAGCATATTGCCAAGCCCTTCATGAAGAAGCGGGAGACCGAATATCAGGAGGAGATCAACAATCTCCGGCAAATTAGCGGACAAGTGGGTGGCGTTGGACAGGGACGCGCTCCAGTTACGCCTGGTGGAGATGGGACCGCACCCAAGACGGCTGAAGAACTACTTAAAGCTCTGGGCCGGTAGGACCAATGGCACAAGATATCCAGACCATGTTGGATGATCCGAGATTCCACGGCCTCCCCGCGCCGGAACGCATCAAGTTTCTGAACACGGTTTATCCCGAGTTCAGATCACTACCGGACGCCGAGAAGCTGAAGTTTGTAACCTCGCCACGTTTATCTCCAAAGAAGCGGCCGATTGGGGCCACCGGCACATTCACTGAACCTACCCGGACCGAGGTGGCTCTACGCACCGCTTTAGGCCCGTTCGCCCGGCTTGGTGCCGGTGTCGTGGATGCGGCTAAAGCGACTGTCCATATGCCTCTGGATATTGCCCGTGCTGCTGGACAACCACCCCAAACAGAGCGTGAGAAACTCGCGGCTGCCTCGGCCGGTGGACTGGGACTCCTTGGCGAACGACTCATTGCTCGTCCGACCATGGAGTCCTACGAATCGGCTAAAAAAGCGACCTCCCCATGGCGAGCTGCCGTTGCGGGCACCGGAATGGTCCCGCTTGTGGGTCCCCCGGCGCGCCACATCGGAGAGCGGCTGCTGAGCGGTGATATCGCTGGAGCGATGGGCGAGGCTCTTGTCCTGTATCTCCTGCCAAAGACAGTAGGCGAAGCGAAGACGAGCTATCTCAAACCCCTCAAGTACCCGGAAACCGATACAGCCGTCACGAAATCGTCGATCGATGATCTCTCTTCGGTGATCCGTCCTGGAGTGAAGGCCGTCCCGCTCCAGCCCACGGCTCTTGCCGGTCAACCTCTGCTCAAACAAGTGGCTCAGGAAGCCAATTTCAATCCCCTCCTCAACCTCGCGATCAAGCGGGAGACGGTGCCACCCGGAGACGCGTTTGGCGATCTCTATCGTGGCGGAACCGAAGCCCAAACCCGGCTAGTATCCCAGAGACTCGGAGTGGAATACAATCCGGCCGATCCGACGCCGATCCCTTTAATGTTTGCCGATCGCGCGGTGGACATCGCCCAACGTCCGATGGATCGGATCGTCAACTATTTCGCGAATGAAGACGCCGCTGCGGTTCGTGACGCTATTGTCAAAGGATTGGAGGAGCGCGCTTCAGCCACTCCCGACAGCGCCTTGAAATCCAACTACGCCCACCTGATTCAAGAGGTATGGGCCAAATCACCCAACGTGGCCGGGATGAACGCCTTGAAAGTCTACGCGAACAAGGAGTCGGCCAGGCTGTATCGGATGTTTCCTGGAGCTCAGATCCAAGCCACGGCGACACCGATTCAAGCCTTCAAGGATCTCGGCGATCTGGTCCGATCCAACTTATACCCCTTTCTCCAACAAAAAGGGGCCGCCAATTTGTTCGAGTTCGGCCGTCAGGAAGCGGTGGCTATCGCTATGAGGGACGGGATTTACCAATCGTGGACCGAAGCTGCGATCCGGCAAGTCGCCGACGACCGGCAGGGTTATCTCGATTGGGTCACTTCCGGCCACAGCGATACCCTGCGGTTCGCTTTAACCGAGCGTTCAGCGGCGACGGTCGGCATGGCTGGACGCTTCTTCAAGGGAAAACCCAACCCATTAGGTGATTTCAACAAAGCCTTTCGCAACGGGATCGGATCGACGGGCGGGTTTGTCCCTCATCCCGCTCTCTCACGCCGTCCGAAGTTCTGGCCCGATCCACTCACGGGTCGTGGCGAACGCGGACAGCTTCCGATGGGACCGACACCACCGATAGAAGGAGGACCACCCACATACCAGGAACCGCTCTGGAGAGAACCCTCTGTGGGCGGGCCACGCGGGCCACAAGGACCTCCCGGCGAGGAGTATCGAGCGGATATCCGCCGCCGTCAGATCTGGCGCGAAGGGGCCGAGCCGAAGCCCAAAGGCCAACTCTCTCTAGAAAAGGGAATTCCGCCCAAGCTATTCGGGATCGAACAGACGCCGTTCCGCTGGCAACCCGCCCAGCGTGAAACCTACACCCTCAAAGATCTCAATGACATGGGACGCGAAATCATGGACTATCTGAGCAAAAACCAGCCCCGACCCAAAGTCCGCCAAGAACTCATGAGCGACCTGATCGCGATCCGGCGCGAGATCAACCGGCGTATGGCTGCCCGGAAGGCTGGTCCCAGTATGAACTTCTAACGTCTCCGGAGCACGTCTAGGATAGAGGTTCCAAATAGGTCCGCAATCCAGCCCGCGATAAATAGAAGAACCATGAGTAGAACCCAACCTACAAATAAAGCTGCTGCAATCGTTACGATCACTCGACTTCACCTCACTTCATCCATAACCCTATTTGCGGTGGCCGGACTCGATACCGGCTGGTGGCGCTTCCGCTGGCAATGATTCGGATTTCTTAATCGCCGTATCAAGGAGCCTCTCTTCGGCGAAACGCCAGTCTGGACCCTTTAACCCTGTCCGGTACTCCGGTTACCTGCTCCTAACGGTTTGCGCTCACTCTCCATTCGCTCCCCCTACTGCTAGAGGGACCTCGCTAGGTCTGTGTGTCCTGTCCACACCGCACCGCAAACTCGACTTCATCTCACCACATTCCGGCTCGCCGCAAAACTCGGCTTCGTTTCAGCTCGTCGCAAACCACTACACACCAAGACGATTCTCGAATTCGTCTCGCTTCGTGACAACTCGTAACACCGCAATGCGATTCTCGGATTCGTCTCGTTCCAGATCGTCTCGCCTCACGTCGCCACAAATCACCACTCGGCTTCGTCTCGTCTCGACTCGGCTCACATCGCCGCTCGGCTTCACACGGTCATGGCCGGTATCGTCGGCAACGGGATCTCCGGATCAGGCTTCTCCTCCGGCTGCAAGATTGAACCCAGGTCCGCAATGGTCGCCACATGCCGGACGGTATTTCCGCGGATCAGTAGCAAACCACCGCAATGAAAACAGTTCGCCCAGTTTCCCGTCGCTGCAATCGGGTTCAACTGGGTCTCCCGGACATCGTGATTGGCTCGAACATGGACCGGCGACGGCTTCCGGGTTTGAGGCTTCCCCTTCCGGAGAGAACCCGCTTGATTCGCGTGCCAGCGTTCATGTGCGGCCAACCCTCTTATATCTATTGGTTTAGCGCAGATCGAACACGGCACTCGACGCATTATTATTTTTGTTTTTGCCTTCATATCTATCCTCTCGCGGCCTCATCGACGTCTTTGGTTTCGAGGATCGCTTTGCCTTCCCTTTTGTACATCGCACAAGCTGGTGTCTCACACCACAGCTCGACGACAGGAACTTTTCCTTCACCGTGAGCAATCGCCATCTGACCCCAGCACGATGGGCACAGAAACGTAGGTTTGAGCCAGACTTTCACGGTTTCAGCACCTCGAAAAACGCCTGCTGCCAGTAGCCCTCGCCGGTCACGTAAGACTTCTCGATCACATCCGGTGGGACACCGTTTTCCAGGAGCAGTTCTCGCTTGATGGAACGGCGGCCTTTCACCCACGTCGATCGGAATCCGATACCGTTATTTTTCACTCCCTGAATCCCGTTCATCGTACAGACATTCGATAACCCGGCTTTGATCTCGTTCAGACGTTCGATCTTCGACTTGATCTCTCGATCCAGGGCGAACCCTTCGTCCAACAACGCTACGGCCTCTTTGGCGTCGCCAACGTTGAGTGTTCCAAACACTGGCTCGACTTCGGTTTGTTCTTTCATAAACGTTTCCTATTCGTATCGGGGCGACCCCCTCTGGTACTCGCCTTCGTCTCAGACCACCTCGCAACGCGGCACCTCGCGGCACGGCACGTCACCGCACAACTCGGCTTCATCCCTTCGACCATCTACTCATGATTTTTGACTCCGCTTCGACAGGTACACGAAGATATGACTCCGATGAGTCTCTGTCAAGCATAACATTCATCATGGTCGCGGCAGTCATGTCCCCGACAACCTCGGCCCACTCTTCTTCGACTTCAGACAGCAGTTCGTCGTGGATACTTACGAGCGGTTGCACCCAGACATTCCTCTTTCGGAGGTCTTCGTGGACTTCCTCCATCTCTCCCATCGTCAGCCGCATCCAATCCGCACCCGTACCCTGGACCGGCATGTTGGCGGCCTGTCTCAACCCTGCCGCTCGAATATGGGGTAGCGCCGACTGGACTTCAGGCACCTTCCTAACACGCCCGAATAGGGTCCACACGACACCGTACCGCCGCGCCCGATAGAACTGGTCCTCGATATAACCCTTGACTCCCGGATACCACTCATTGAACCAGCGTTCAATAAACCGTTCGCACCATGCCACGTCGATCTCCGGAGGGAGAGGGAGATTGGCCGTCGCGTAGGTTACACACATCATGTCGAACAGTCCTGGCCCGCCCAGACCATAGAACACCCCGAAATTCACATTGCGGCTCGGTGTCCGCTGCGTGATGTAATCTGGCGTCTGGGTATTGAACGCCAATTTGGCCGTCTCGTTGTGGGGGTCAATGCCGAGTTTGAAGATCCGGATCAGGTTCGCGTCCTGGCTGTAATGCGACCCGATTCGCATCTCCTCTTGACTGAAATCCGCCGAAACTAAACGGGTTCCCGGACTGGCAACAAACCCCTTGCGAAGTTCGCGTCCCAGTGCCGTACGGGAAGGGATGTTCTGGAGGTTGGGATTCTTCGTTGCCAACCGGCCGGTCTCTGTCCGCGTATCTAATACTTCCGCATGGACCCGATCGGTCGCTCCATAGTGTTTTAATCCGCACCAGCAGCTCCCCGCCGGATGGTGCCGCGCTAATTTGGGTAGCGCATCGCAATAGGTACTTTTAAGTTTCATTCTCTCGCGATAATCCAACACTTTCTGAATCACCGGATGCTCGCGCTTCAACCCTTCCAACTGCTTCTTCCCCGTCGATACCCGGCTGCCAGAAGGAGTCATCTTCAACGGCTTTCCCTGACCGACTTTCAGTACATCAAAAAGCAGGGTGGCCAGTTGATCCGACGATCCCACATTCATGGGTAGATAATCGTCATCGCCAATGAGATTGGAACGGCTGATGAACTCTTCTAACCGGTCCGGAGGGATCACCTCACAGATCTCTTCACGCAAGTAACGGGCTTCCCGTTCCAGGCGGATACCGAGATCGGCGAAGTAGCCTTTATCGATCGCAATACCATATTGCATCATCCGGCGGACCATCGGAACGGGTAACAAATCGAGCTTTCTCACGTTTTCGAGGTCGGGACGGTTGGTTACTTGGATATCACCATACAGGCTCATATCCGCCGGTTTGGCTCATACCCACCGATCTCCGGCCATAACTGACCTATCCAATACTTGAAGCCTTCAGAGTCGATCAGGCCCGCCCGCCACAACTGGAGGAGAACGAGTTTACGGTTTGTGTTCACCGCAAGCCATTGACGATATAACGGCTGGGCAATCGGAACGGATGGGATCGCCATCGCCGCCACGGCTCCTCCGCAACACTTGAAGAAATCTCTTCGGTTCATCTTTCGAAATCGGCCATCATTTCAACGGCTCGATCGGCAGCCGTCACTAGTTGATGAAGTAAGGGCAACAGCACTGAGGAAAGAGCGACGATGGAATTCAGAGGATCTTTCCCCTTGACCCGCGCCATCAAATCCCCGGCGATCGCCTGAGTCTCTTCCAACGCACCCGGTCTGGCGATACGGTGGCAAATCGCGCTGAGTGGTATCTGAACTTGTTGGGCAAGCTTCGCGATCTCATTGCGCCGGTCGATGGTGGCTTCCAGACCAGACTTGCCACTGGTTCTGGCCTGACTGGCTAGCTCCCTGACGGCTTCTTGAATCGCTCTCTCCTTATCGGTCATGATCCTCCTCACGAACCCCGAAATAGCCGAGCCGCTCCCGTTCTTCCTCAAGCGCGACCGCTAATTGCAGAGTCACATCCGCGTCTCTTACAGCGTATTCGACGGCCTCCTCTTCCGGCACCCAGCCAATCCCCTTCTCCGGGAGATCCAAATCCAACCCCCACTGCTGTTCAATCTCCTTTAACCGGCTCTCTATGTCGTAATCCGGACTCTTCATCCCAAATTTAAAAATGCGTTCCAAAGTCCTGTAGGCGATACTGGGTTTCTCGACCACCTTGACGGCTCCGCGGCGGGTTTCCTTCCACTCCAGATCCGGAGTCAAGGCCGCTTCCATCAGCAGCTCCGACAGTCTTTCCAACAGCTTTTCCCTGGAGGCGGCCCCCACGAGATCCGACCAATCTTGCATCCGGACACCGAACAGGCGGTAGCCGAGAACCTTGAGACTCTGAGGCAACCCCAGATGATATGACTCCTGAAGTGTGTCTCGATAACGTCCATGATATCGAACGCCGATGAGATCCATAACCGGCAGGTCGGCCGGAGCGTGATGGAAGACCAAAATAGCACCGCTGTCGAGCCTTGAATTGAGCAAATCCACCAAAACGGCCACTGCCTCCGTGTCGGACATTCGAACCAAGATTCCTGTTCCCGGCCGCAGCGACACTTGGATACTGAACGGCGCCCCGGCGTGACTTTCGGTATCTATGCCGATCAAGTCCATATCTTCCTGTTACGGATACGACTCACGGTGCTCTGATGGACACTGAACCGTCCGGCAATCTCTAGCTGCGTCCCGACGGCCCGTCGTATCGCTTCGACGACCTTCGGCCCGTGTACCCAGCTATAGCGATGCGGCTTAACGAGGACGCCGACCCTTTTCTTCTTAGCGGCATCCCGCATGTTATCCGCGTCCGATCCTGAAAACAGATGGGCCGGATTGCAGCAAGGCGGATTATCGCAGTGGTGGCAGATCAGGCGTGATGTGTCCATACCCGTGATAGAAGCGACAACCCGGTGGGCGTAGAAGGAAACCACATGCTTAGGCTCGATAGCCACGATAAACCGGCCGTAACCCGCAGCCGTTCTCGGACCCATCCATTCCCAGCAATCGTTTTTGTCTCCAGTGCGAATCGTCGAATGGAGACGGTGAAGTTGATCACCACTGAACTCCGGGATAGGTTTAATCATGTTTTATTTTCTCGGTATCGGCCCCGATCAGGTTCACTTCCGTCGTATCGCAACGGTCCACTCTCGCCTCGGCCGAACCTGAAACCGCACACATATCCGGCACATCCTCCCGAACGGCCTGGACGACCACTTCGTCTCTTCCAAATGATGAAGATCCTTCCCACAAATCGTCTTCCACTCATCCATTGTCACGGTATCGACAAGGTGGGTGGAGGAGGTCCGCCGCGAATAAACGGTATGGTTGAATTTCCAAGCAACGTAGTCCGCCATTTATTCTTCGGGCTCCGGTCCGAGATACGTCTTCCAACACTCCCCGTGCAGTCCGGTGATCAACCGCTCGCGCTCGTCTGTTGTGAGCTCCGGAAAGCATCTTTGGATCAACTCCCCCGCCTTCCAACGCCGATACGCCGCCTCGTCCAGATCGAACTGCTGGGTCTGTTTGCACACCGGACAGGGCTTGCTATAGATCCGTATCGTCGGCATCAGGGATTCTCCTCGAAGTACGTCCGCACCCCATCTTTATGGACCAATCGATAGTCCGTCTCGGGATATTGATCGACCGGCCACACCCACTCTCGCGTCTCCAGCCACGGTTGGAGCCGCTTCCAATCATCGAGCAACACGCTCATCCACCTCGTTTCGTGTAAACCTAACGCGGGATGATACATGGGAACAATAAATCCCTTCCAGCCAAACAAGCTCCCCTCGAAAGGACGGCCATGATCCGTCTCTAATCGGAGACCTGGAACGAGGGAACACGCCACTCCTCCTAACAGGAATACGATCTCCGGTTGAACCTTATCGAGTTCACCAGGGAGCCAATGGGCCGAACACCCGGCGATCTCTTTCTCGTTAGGAGTGCGGTTGCCCATCGCAAAACATTTTACTGTGTTGCTAACGAATACCTCCGTTCTAGAGAGCCCGGCGAGCGGGAGATAGGTTTCATTCCACTCCCGCCCGGATGGACCCACAAACGGAATCCCTTGTTTCATCTCCCACTGGCCCGGTCTTTCCCCGACGGCTCCGTATCTCGCCGGACATGGACCGTGACCCAGGACCGGCCTGAACCTCCTGGGACAGATGGGACAAGTCACGCCGGTAGTCCCTCACCAACGTACTCGAACATCCTCTCCCAATCCGCCCGTGGAATATGACAATGCCGGAGCGTCCCGGCCCACTCCGGTTCGATCCGTAACGGAACATAGGTCACCAGATCCGGACCTTTCCCGTAGTGGTCCCGCGACAGGTTGATGAACAGGTACAACTCACCAACACCACCACCTTTGCCGCGGCCGGACACAGCGATCTTGCGATAAACTCCAGAGAGCATCTGGCCTCCTATTTCGGGAGTAGATTTTCCGGGAAGTCGATCTTCCGTATCTTACTGTTCATCCACATCTTAGCTACCTCGAATGGTAGGCGGATGTTGAGATAGACCGCCCCTTTCAGGGTTGTGTTTACTCCATCTGCTGTTTTTGGATCGATCTCCCCGTTCAATTGAAGATTCAAAACTTCTTCGTAAACATCACGATGGTTCTGAACCGTCTTCAACGGCATGAATCGTTTCTTCTTATCATCGGCTTTGCTTTCGTCAGGCATACTCCTATCCTTTCTTTGAATTCGGTACTCGGCTTCGTCTCAGATCACAGCACTCCAGCGCAAATCGATACTCGAATTCGTCTCGTCTCGACACGCGGCAACGCTCAACGAATCACCCCGGCCCTCGGCTTCATCTCAACACGTTACGTTGTGTCACACCTCGGCTTCACGTCGTCTCGCTTCGTATCGCGACACCGCTCTGCGCCTCTTGTATTCATCCCAGCACACTTCAGCGCAACCGCACAGCACGTCTCGGATTCACATCGCCTCACTGCAAGACGCAACACAACACATCGCCTCTCGACTTCGCCTCAGCTCATGTCACCGCGCATCACGACAGATCGACTCTCGGCTTCGATTCACAACAAGCTCGACTCCGTTCATCGCGGATCGTCTCTCGGATTCATCGCAGCTCAACGCGCTTCACACCAACTCACGCCACCACGCGACAACTCTCGGATTCACATCGGCGCACACCAGCGCAACACGTATCTCGGATTCACCTCACCACGACACTCGTCGCTACGCTTCACAACACAACTCGAATTCGCCACAACTCACTTCGAAACAACGCACCACGCCGCGCGACACGTCTCGAATTCGTCTCACAACACTGCAACACACACCATCACGTCACACGTCGCAACTCGGATTCGTCTCGGTTCGTTTACGTATCAGGGCGTCCCCTATTCTCAATACTCGAATTCGTCTCGCGCCACACCAGCGCAACTCGCGTCGAAACGCGGCACCTCGCTACGTCTCTCGTCTTCGAGCTTTAGCTCGCTTCTTCAATGGTAGCGATATACTTTCCTCCGCCCGCTGATCTCTCCCCACCGTAGCCGTGCGTCCCTCCATAATTCATCAGCGTACTCAGATCCTTGATACTCACGGAGGTTCCCAGGATCTTCAATCTGAATTTGATCATGGCGGGCCGCACCACTTCAAAGGACTTCAACGCATTGATGGGTTCTCCTCTCGGTCCTCTGGCGTGGACTGGCTTGTCCAACACTTCGTCGGCCGCAGTAACCGGAGTCCCGTCTGGCCGCAGGATCGGAATATACTCGTTGGCCTCATCCAAATATGCCCCGTTCACTACCCTTGTTGCAAAGCTCCGTTCACCTTTTATTTTCCCTATAAATTGCGCTGAGATCACCCTCGCACAATCCTTCAAATGCGCCCGTATCGTATCTTCCCGCACCACCAGCACCTCGTTCTTTTTCTGAAACACTCTTAACGGAATGGCCGCTGTTGTTGGATTGGTCAGCGTATCGAGAACCTCCTCGGTGATCTCATCAATACTCTTTCCTCCTGCTGGCATCACGTCCGGAGCTCTACTGTCCAACCAGGGTCCGACCAGATTCCCATTGGCAGGCACAGACCCGCACAAGTCCCGGATGAAGTCCCACCTCACGTTATAAACGGTCCAGATCGAATCGTTTCTCTCTTTCGTTTTCGTTTCTTTCTCGGTAATACTCATTGTTGGTTCTCCTGTTTTTATTGGCGACGTTCCGTTCCGTCTATGATGTACCGGTATCTCCCCCGGTGTAGGGAGTCTAATTATATGCCCACAGTCGATATTGTCAAGTGTCCACTTCAACCTTGCCATCGTGTAGACGCACGACGATTTTCAAAAACTCGGAATTCTTCGTTTCGGCCATTATGGTTTTCGTATCCAATAAAAGACTCTTCCCGCTGCCATAGAGAAGATACAGCTTATCCAGATGTTCAATCAGGCTGTGAAACTCCGCGCGGACCTCCTGTTCAAAAGTCATACCGGCCTCCCATATAATTCCTTCACCACCTTCTCGGCCGTGACTCGGCTCTTCTTAATCCCGAGAGCTTGCATCCACTCCTCCACACTCGCCGAAACCATACTGACGGCGTTCGGGAAGAACTTCCCCACTTGCCATGCCCGGTGGTCGATACCTTCGATTTGACTGGCCATCCTCACCACGAGATTGGGCGGATCGGGGTGGATCAGCCGAACTGAAGTTGACTCTGGAGCTACCGGAGCATAGATGTCTCTCGGGCTCTTATGCGCCTCCCAGTCCTTCTCCCACCAGCGATAGAGATCCACAACACACTTCGCGGTCTCAGTTGGATTCGCTGTTCGACGGATCTTGACTCCGCACAATTCAACGGAGGTGCAAAAATTATCCACTCCCTCGTATAGAGTCAACCTCTTCCCGAACAGCCCAGACCTCCATCCACCATTCCCATGGCAAATCTCCAGTTCTCCGCCTGGCCCCGGCCTCCAGATGCCCTCCACAACGAGGTATGTCACGTCGTAGGTCTTCAACAGCCCGCGCAACTGGTGGCCTTGTAACCGACCCGTCTCCATTGATTGAATCAAGTCGGATATCGTTTTCCTCTCGACTCCAATAGAGAGCATCCCCTCCGGCCCGTTCCCAGCGAAAGCCAGGTCACCGAACTCCAGCCTCGACAACTGAACGATAACGCCGAAGGGATGGAAATAATTCTTCAATTCACGACTTCCGGCACGATCGTCTACAAGTATTTGCGGGTTCATCTCGACTCTCGGCTTCGTCTCGCTACAACTCGCGTCGGCACACTTCTCGGCTTCGTCTCGTCTCGAAACACTGCGACTCGTTGCGCTACGGGTCGTCTCTCGGATTCACCTCACGCCAGCACGAATCGACACATCTCACCACACTACTCGGATTCACCCCAACACGTCTCGTCACAACGCACCACAGCACAACACGGACCGACACTCGGATTCACCTCACAGCAAGTCGTAACACAACACGCCGCAACGGTTCTCGACTTCACCCCACCACGCTCCACTCCACATCACGTCGCTTCTCGACTTCAATCTCCGCCTTACGGCTCACGGATAAATGAGTCCGCGTAAAAGCTCTCAAACAGCACGTTGCCGCCTCCGGGCCGGTCTGGTCAACGCGGCTTCTACCAGCCAACCCCGCTGAATCCTCGACCAAATCGCACTCCAATGGATACCCGTTTCATCCTGCCATGCCATCAAGCACTGGGTCTTCCCGAATGCAGTAATCATCCGGTTGGTTCGCCGGTTTCTAGCCTGTTCCATCCGCGTCGCCCAACAACAATTCGACGGCTCATAATTCCCAAGATTGTTCTTGCGCTCGA